AGCATACCTTGGCGACAGCAGTTTTGAGTATGCTGGAGTGGGAAATTTCTGGAAGTAATTTGATCATTAAAAGAACCGATGGAACCACCGTCCACTATACAAAAGTATTGTCGTCTGCAACTGGTACGGGCGATGTAATTACGGGGCTCAACTAGTTGAGCCGTAAGTCAATTAAAACAAATTCAATTAGGAGAAATAATTATGGCCACTTTTAACAAAATTTCTGCATTTGTAGAAGCATTAAGCGAAAAAAAGCACGACCTCGGGGCAGATGTTCTCAAGATCATGCTCACTAACTCTGCTCCAATAGCATCTAATACAGTTAAGGCTAACCTTACAGATATTTCAGCGGGCAATGGCTATACTGCTGGTGGTACGGCTGTGACTATCACTACTTCTGCTCAGACCGCAGGTCTGTATAAGCTGATTGGTGATGATGTAGTGTTCACTGCTGCTGGTGGTTCTATCGGACCATTCAGATATGCCGCTCTTTATAATGACACTGCCACAAATGATGAGTTGATCGGATGGTGGGATTATGGATCTTCGATTACGCTATTAACGGGTGAAACCCTGACTGTTGACTTAGATCCTACTAACGGCATCCTGACCGTTCAATAAGGTCATCCTGACCTTTAATCGCACACTCGCATCCGGCTCGTGGGAGGCATAAATGGGTATTGAATATTATGGTGGTCCTAGGACCCTAAATGGATTAACTGGTGAAGCCCAAACTTTTGCGGTTGCGAGTAGCGGTACGGACTTTTCAGTTGCTAGTTCTGGTAGCGTACATACACTTAGTATTCCAGATGCCTCTGCGACCGCTCGCGGTCTGATTACTACTGGAACTCAAACTATCGCTGGGGCGAAGACTTTTTCAGGGGCTATCTCAGCTAGTAATTTGTCTAATACCAATACTGGCGATAATGCAGTTAACTCTCTTTATTCGGGCCTTGTAACGAATGCTACGCACACCGGTGATGCAACTGGAGCTACAGCACTAACGCTTGCAACAGTGAATTCCAATGTCGGAACATACGGCTCAGCTACTCAGGCATCACAGGTCACGGTCAACGCGAAAGGTCTGATTACAGCCGCTTCCGCAATAACGATCACACCCGCAGTTGGCTCTATTACCGGAATGGGTTCTGGAGTCTATGCTGCTCTTCCTATTGCTGTAGGCTCAGCAGGGGCGATCATTGTAAATGGTGGAGCCTTGGGAACTCCATCGAGTGGAGTAGCTACAAACCTTACTGGGACTGCTTCAGGGCTAACCGCTGGTAATGTGACAACGAATGCTAATTTGACCGGAGAAGTAACTTCGGTTGGGAATGCTGCGACAATTACGACGGCGGCTGTCACTCTAGCCAAGATGGCGAATGTGGCAACTGGAACAGTATTTTATCGCAAAACCGCTGCGACAGGTGTTCCAGAAGTTCAGACTCTTGCCACGTTGAAGACTGATCTCGGACTGACGGGCACGAACTCCGGTGATCAGACAATTACACTCACCGGGGACGTTACCGGGTCCGGTACAGGTTCATTCGCGGTAACGATAGCAGCCGGTGCAGTCGCTCTTGCTGATATGGCGAATATGGCTACGGGTTCTCTCATCTATAGAAAGACGGCTCTGAGTGGTGCCCCAGAAGTTCAGACACTTGCGACCCTCAAAACTGATTTGGGTCTCACTGGGACTAATAGCGGGGATCAAGACCTTTCCTCGTACTTGACCTCGGCTACAGCCGCCTCTACTTACCTTACTCCAGCAACGGCCACATCTACTTATATGCCTCTTGCGGGTGGGGCTTTCACAGGAGTAGTCACTTCCAATTCTGCGATGAGGATTGCCGGGGCGGCAAATAACGGGGGAGACCTTGAAGTAGGTAGTTCTTCTTCTGGTGGTGGTGAAGTATTTATTCATGGCACCTCGGCTGCTGGCTCTTTACTAAGACTGTATGAGGGTGCGACAGTAGGAATGTCGCTGACAACCCAGCTTGGCCAGTCTGATATGACGGTGAACAACACCTTCTATCTGACAAATGCTTCGGGCGGCGTTTTGTCTCACGTCGGTAATCAGGCGTATCTTTACGGAACCTCAATCAATTGTCAGAATAGTGCAGGTGCTATAGTTCTTAATGTCTATACCAATGAGGTATCTTCTACTAATTTCGAACGGTACTCAATCAAGCCTACGACCACTGACGTTAAGATGGGGCTGGAGGTCGGCTCAGCCGGAGGCACAGCAACTAGATCATATCTTACTGGTCACTGGAACTCTGCTGGTACATGGGTTGATCGGATGACATTACAGAGTAATGGAAATCTGACTGTCGTTGGAGCAATCGCTGGGTCTAATCTCTCAGGAACGAACACCGGGGATCAAGACCTTTCCTCGTATCTGACTTCAGCAACGGCAACTTCAACCTATGTCCCTCTCACAAGAACTCTGAACGCACTCGCCTTATCCAGCAACCAAACATTTGCAGTTGCATCAACTGGTACTGACTTTGATATTACGAGCACCGGCACAACTCACACGTTTAGTATTCCCACTGCGTCAGCTACGGCGAGGGGGTTGCTAAGCACAGGCACGCAGACGATTGCTGGGACTAAAACATTTACTTCTACACTTGTCTATCAGGTAGAGGCAGCACTCTCCCAAACGTATAAGTGTTACAATGACACTACCGGAAATGGAGTTCAGTTTCTTTGCCAACGTGCAAGAGGGACAGCGGCGGCTCCTTTCTACCCGGCATCAGGCGACGTGCTTCTTGGGATGTACGGATACGGTTATGATGAAAATGCGACCGCGTTCACTGGCGTCAAAGCGAACTATACTTGCACAGTCCCAGCCGCATGGACAGCTACGTCGAACGGTACTCAATGGACGTGGGCAACTACAGATGCCACAGACCTGACAAAAACCGTCGCAAACAGAATGAGGCTACAATCTGACGGCTCCCTTACACTCGGGAGTGTCGTATCAACAGATGGACTCCTTCAGTTGGTGGGGACAAATACTGCGGCGACTGGACTTGGCACAGCAACAAACAGATTGCGGTTCACCGACACAGATAATTCAGTGTTAGCAAATCAGCCTCTTGGAGAAATTGAGTTCTACTCTTCTGACGCTTCTCCTACAGCGGTTGGTGTCAGGGGTGTGTTTGGGGCTTACGCAGAATCAACGACCGCCGCTACTGCATTTGTCTGGGGGCTGGATGTATCGACGGGATCTCCATCAGAAAAGATGCGGCTAACCTCTGCCGGAAAGCTGGGCATCGGAACGGGGACAACGATATCAGCATTTGCTCACGTCATCGGCACGACGGAACAGTTGCGAGTGGGCTACGATGTGAGTAACTACTATACGACCACCGTGTCTTCTGCTGGGGCTATTACCTTCGATGCAGTCGGTGCTTCTGCTGGCTTCACGTTCTCGGATGCGGTGACTCTGTCGAGTACTTCTACCGCCACCGGATTGCTTACAGCGACGGCGGGGGTTAAAACAACTAAAACGATTTATCAGACCACGGAGACTACGAGCACACCGGCTGCTGGTGCGGTGACAATTGACTTAACCTTAAACAACCATCAGACGCTGTCCCTAACTTCACTGGCTTCGTTGGGCACTTCACAAGTGACGTTCACTCCGCCAACGGGATCTTCTGCGGGCACCTTGATCGTTAAACAACACGCCAGCGCGTCCAAGGACATTACGACTTGGGCAGTCACGGGCGGAACGATAAAGTGGATGGGCACTGAACCCAACTGGGTTGGTGATGCCGCTACTAATCTCAGGGTTGTGTCGTGGCGTTGGGATGGTTCAATCATGTATCTCGCAGCAACAGATGTAGGGACTTGATATGCCGACCGATAGCTATAGTTCAGGGTCAGGAAACTGGACGGTCCCGGCTGGTGTTACGTCTGTTAATATCAGTTTGTGGGGCGGTGGCGGCGGTGGCGGCGGTGGTGGTGATGCGGGAGGCGGTCAGGGTGCGAGCGGTGGTGGAGGTGGTGGATTTTGCCAGAAGTTGGCACTGACTGTTACGCCGGGAAATACGATTGCGTATGTTGTTGGTGCCGGTGGTGCAAAAGGCGTGGCAGTTGGGGGCGATGACGGAACGGATGGCACTGCTGGGGGTGCGAGTACTGTTGCAGGGGGCACATATACTGCGAATGGTGGTGCCAGGGGAATACATCTAAGCGCTGCGACAACTGCGGGCGGGACGGCATCTGGTGGGACTACCAATACGACTGGTGGGACCGGTGCCGGGAGAATCGGTAATACTGGTGGTGCCGGTGGGTCGGCTCCTTTTGCCGGTGCTGGCGGTGCCGCTAACACTAATGGGACTTTTGCAGGTGGCGGCGGCGGTGGCGGTTCAAAAACATTCAATGGGGGTGATGGTGCGGCGGGTCTAGTCGATTTTGCATATACTTCGCCTGCGGGATCGACCGGGGCAAAATTCTTTTTCAACGCATTTTAAGCGTATGAAGTCAACCCTATACTTAATAGGAGTTATATTCCTTGCTAGGTACATAGCTTTATTTTCATCTCATGATTATTGGATGAATAAAATTCAAGTAGAAAATGCTGTTCATGAGAGAGTATCTCTTGAAACTATTAAAAGATATCGTGGTCCAGTATATAATAGGGCACCAGTCGTTCCATCACATTTTTGGTATTAGGAGTTATAAATGGCATATGAAATTCCATTAAAAACATTCGACGCAATAGAGCACGCCAAGAACAAGGCCCTTCGGGCCAATCAGTTGCAAGAAATGATCCTGACACAGTTCAAGGAATCATTTCATGACTTTTGGGGGGTTTCTAGCCCTCCCACAGGGAGTCGATACACAGTATCAGAAATGCAGGCTATAATTGACGTTATGCCAACTACTGTTGTTGATATCCTTACTGACGCGGCTCAGTTCTGCAGTTATATTGCTGGGACATACCCAGATTCTATAGAATCTAAGTATTCTACTGCTGCTTTTGAGTATAATATTGGAGAGAATGGTCTAGTCATTTTAGACCTAAAACAAGAGTGGCAGGCTTCTGTCGAGCCTGTCCCAGAATAATTTTTATCTAGGAGAATATTATGGACGAATTTACAAAACAAGAACTTACTCTAGTACTTGAAGCTTTAAACTTTCTGCTGAAAAATCAGCAAAATGCCCTAGAGGCAAGCGGAACCATTGTTCCTGTAGCTGTCAAAGTGCAGGCATTGATGAAGGAAGTAGAAGGTAACTAATGGCAACACAAACAATTGAATTTAGGGCTGCTACCGGGCTAACACTCACTGCCAAATTGTTTGCTGCGGGATCTGACACTGAGGTAGCCAGTGTCTCCGCGACTGAAGCGACAAACAGAAAGGGAACTTATCTCGCAGCCTATACCGACATCCCTGTCGGGGAATATATGTTGATAGGTCTTTCTGGTGGTTCTCCAGTATGTTCTTGGTGGGTCAATCTCATCCTGAGTACTATGACCTTTCAAGTCTATGACAACCCCAACTATAAGTTGTTACAAGCTTTAAAGACTGCTGTACTTGGCGTAGTTGGCGTTGGATCTACAACGACATCTGTAGTTACTAGTAGTCTACTGCCAGCGGCTTCTGTGGCAGATCAGTTTAAAGGATTAATACTTAAGTTTACAGATGATACAGCTACGGCGAATTTAAGAGGACAGGGCTGTGAAATAACCGCATCAACATCTGGCGGAGTTTTGACAGCGTCTTCATTAACGACTGCACCAGCATCTGGCGATATATTTGTGATTCAATAATATGGCAATAACAAGACATTCATTGGGTAGCTTCGGTCGCAGATCTGGCAACTTAAATAAGTCGTCAGTTGTATTGGGCTGGCGAACACCCTTTGCTAGGCACGTAGGCTATCCGGGCTTTGAAGCTGTGGGATTTGTTTTCGTTGCTGACGGAGCCACATATCTTGTTGCTGGTCAAGATGCCGCACTTCTATATAAGAAGTTGATTACTAGTGATTTTGCAGCTTTTGACCTGACTGCACAGAGTGCCAATCTTTATCACAATAAGTATCTAACATCTGATTATTCTCAGTTCATTTTATCAGGTAGCGATGCTGGAGTTGCTGCTGCAAGAAAAGTTACTGGTGATTTTGCAGCTTTTAACCTGACTGGACAGGGTGCCAATCCATATCATAATAAGTATCTAACGTCTGACTATTCCCAGTTCATTTTATCAGGTAGTGATGCTGGTCTTCTATCTGCTAGAAAAATGACTGGTGACTTCTCTAGTTTTCTTTTGTCTGGTCAAGATGGCGGCTTGTACAAAGGATCTTCAATACAGGCTGGATCATCATCATATTCACTACTTGGATTTGATGCATCGTTACTTAAGACAAATATTCTCGTTGTTAATTCTGCAAGTCTAAGTTTAAACGGTAGTAACGCTAGTCTGCTCAAGTCTTTAGTTCTGAATTCTGATTATGGGATCTTTGTTTCATCCGGACAATCGTTGTCTTTTAAATACGATAGAATACTTAATCTGGATAGTGGCTCTATAGTATTAACTGGGCAATCTGCCGACCTATTGGCAAATAGAGTATTAACTGGAGATACTGAGTCGTTTATTGTTTCTGGGAAAGATGCTGGACTTCTGTACAACAGGTTATTGTCTAGCGACCGTGGATCATTCCTTTTAACGTCAAATGGAGCAGAATTTGTTGTCGTTTTTGGGGAAGGTAAAAAGAATCTAGAGTTCCTTCTCAATATCGCCAGACAATACGGTTTCGACCTGAACATATCAAGGCACGAGGCATTCGACCTAAATATATCAAAACACGAAACTTTCAATATGGACATATCAAAACACGAAACGTTCGATTTGAATATAAACAGAAATCTTATAATAGGTGAGTAACATGTCTTGCGAATCTTATCTACATGTAGGCGACAAAAACTTCACATTCGATGTTATCATCACTGAAGATTGTATCGCCCTAGACATATCGGCAGCGACCGTAAAACAAATTCTACTACAAAAACCCAGTGGGGCGATTCTCACAAAGACCGCTACATTCACAACGGATGGGACCAATGGGCGTATTTACTATAGTACACTTGTCGGAGATATTGATGAAGTTGGCGTCTGGAAGATACAAGCTAGGGTTGAATTAGGAATTGGTAGTTTATACCATAGCCCAATTAAATCATTCAAAGTAATGCACAACATATCTGACTAGGGGGCACCATGTGGAATACTGAAATCTCTACGATAGTTAGGTATCTTGTCAACGATACCGATATCTCTAATCCTTCATACCCTGATGAGAGAATTGAACAGACTATCTTGGTCGCTGCACAACTTGTTTCTACAGAGATCGATTTTGAGCAGGTTTACACGATCAATGTGGAGACATGCTCCCTATCGCCAGACCCAACAGACTCTTCCAGTAAAGATGACGGGTTCATAAATCTGGTCTCTTTAAAAGCAGCCTGCATCATTATTGGGGCCGAGTATAAAACCCATAGCCTATCGGCTATTAGGGTTAGTGATGGCCCTTCTAGTGTGGACATGGGCGGTGTGGCCACCAACTTTAAGAGTCTCTATGCCGATATGTGCGAGAGATACGAACGAACCAAGTTAAATTTCGCCACGACCAATAACAATGTTGGTGAGGCTATCCTATCCCCTTATGGGTCTTATTGGAGCAGACGATAATGGCAGACGTAATTTCATTTGCAGGTACTGGCGTAACGTACAAGAATGGGACGGCTACTGTTTATGCAGATAAATTGGGCAATACCCAGAAGGTCAATGCGAGAGTTGAACACAATGTGATTGTTTCACAATCTGGAATTCTAAACACTAGATTTGATGATTGTGGGCCTAGCGGTAGCTACTACTTCGCATAATGCTCGTGTGCTTAGATTGGGCGAAGCCATGCAAATACCATCTAACGTATATACAAAGTATGCTGAAGCTATGTCATTGTTTTCCTCTTTGGATAACTTTGGTGTAGCCTGCCAGTTGGTATACCAAAAGATCTCGCCAATTTCTTCAACTCCAGCGGACATCAGACAACGGCTCACAATGAACCCTCAGGCGGGTCAAGCGGGAATGGTTAGGGGCGGCGAGGCAACCAAGATAGTAGAAACCACTCAAGACATAACCCTTCGCGTCTATAGCGACAAAAAGAGCTTTGAGAAGGTCGGAGGGTTCGATTATGCCGCTGGATCATGTATGACGATTGGGACTTCTGCCCAAACTGAGGACATAAGAAAGGCTGACTATATAATCATAGACAAGGTTAGACTTCAGAGAAGCGGCGAGGTTCTTGTGTGGGGTTTGAATACTGATTACTGCATAGCACACTGGAAGAAATAGTGGCCAAAAGAACCTCAATACAAATCACAGAATCCACCAAATCAGTATCTGCCAAAATTATTGCAGAAGCGGTTGAGCAAATCGACAGAAAGATGCGATCAGCGGCTCCACAGATCAACGCCAGAGTCGGCCAATTGATTGAAACCAAGCTCAGATCCACGCCACACGCGAGAGAAATCCTCTCTGGCAAACTAAGGGCCGATTTTGGCCTCACAGATTCTGCCGCCAATACCGCAGTGCAAGACCTTATAGAAGCCGTTAAACGCTCAGTAAAAGTGAATCTGGACATTCGGGGGCGTGGTAGTTTGGGTAATTTGGCATGGTCTATGTCCGTGTCAATTCTCCCAGATGGATTCACAGACACAATCAAGCAAATTGGTGCATACAAAAGCAGCGGTGGCGAAATCGACTGGATGGATTGGTTGCTCACCAAGGGTGTCACAATCATCTATGACGACCACTTCGTGGCTTACGGCAAGGAATTCCCCGGCAGTCGGTCGGGCAATGCAATTATGCTTCCTGCTGGTTCATCTGGGCGATTATTTAGAGTAGACCCAGTTTTTGCCGGAACCACAGATGATAACTTTGTAGTAAATACAGTGAATTCTCTTTTACCGGAAATCGCTAAATTAATGTTTAGCTATCTACAGTGAGGACCCTATGTCATTAAAAGGCTTTGTGAGGTTGGGCGATTCTACCCTGACCAACGACATAAGGGAAAACCTAATATCGTATTTAGACTATAACTTCCTCACTATGGGGAATTTTGTTGATGTGCCGGTTCCTAGTACGGGACTTTATGGGGGAATTGACAGTCGACTCAGACTGGTGGATGACCCGAGGTATACAGATGGACAGGTGTGGGCCACATTCAGGCCGAATCTTGTTTGGGAATCTGGAGTTGGAGCTTTGACCTCGACCAACCCAGCTTATCCCGGAGTGAGTGGTGTTTATGTGAACAATACCTTTTACGGACCTGCCACTACTGGCACTTATGCCTATCATATTGATCACATCAATGGTGTTGTAAGGTTCAACTCGTCCATTGCGGCTAGTTCTGTAGTAGATTGCCCCCATTCCTACAAGTACATCTCAGTCTCTGCCGCCGAAGGAATTGAGTGGTTCAAGCAAATTCAGGAGAGGTCCGAGAGATCAGATGGGGATTTTGCCAATCAGAGTGGCATATATGAGCTTTTGCCCGAAAATCGGCAGGTTCTTCCCTTGGTTGGGATTGAACTAGCTGGCAGAAAACTCATCCCATTCCAATTGGGGGGTGGACAAACCGTCATAACCGACTTCTATTGCCATTGTGTGGCAGAAGACTCATACACCAGAGATTCCCTAGTTGATGCAGTCACATATCAATCCAAGGGGTCTTTCCAAATGTATGACCTCAACAAGATAGCTGATTCTGGCGATTTTCCGCTGGATTATCGTGGTGTTCCTGAATCTGGGGCCAAAACCTTCCCCACTTTGGTGAGTAGCCACCCCGGCAGAACGGTTTATATTTCTGATGCTAAGCTAGACTCTGTTTATAGTCTGGGCAGGGTAAAAATTGGAACTGTGAAAATTACTACAGAAGTAATTCATTACGGCGTATAAATAATTGGAATTCCTTTTTTGCTGGAGAAAATAAATGACGTTTAATCCAAATACAAACAAGCGTGTTTTTTACGCCACCCAAGGTGTCGCTATTGGAGATATGGGTGCAACTGGCGTGAAAGATTCTTGGGGTAATGGCGATCCAGCAACCTTCATAGGTTCTGGAAATATGATCATCATGCATGGTCTTCAGAGTATTGGAGTTAATACTAACTTCAGTCTTGAGGCTGTGCAGGAGCTGGGTCAGCTTTCGATCTATGAGAACGTGGAAGAAGTTCCAGATATCGAAGCAACCTTCGAACGTCTGTTGGACGGCTATACAATGGCTTATCATGCCGCCACAATTCGTGCTGCGAACCCGACCCTATCTGGTCGTGCTGACGCGAGAGCCGATCTGAGAATGGTGGTTGGTCTCGAAACTAATGCAGCCGTAGCTAGTGGGCAGAGCCTAGCCGCAGAGCTATATTGCTCAGGCATGTATTGGTCTTCAGTTAGTATCAATCTACCTACGGATGGAAACTTCACTGAGAGCCTGACACTTGTTGGGAACAACAAGAAGTGGATCACTTCAACTAGTGATACTGGTATTCTTCTTGGTGCTAGCGGAATTGTCAACTCAGTATTTGCATTCGGGGATGACTCACCCCAATCTCCAGACGGTGGAGTTCTCCGAAGAAATAACTTCTTACACGGATCTGGGACTGTTGCTCGTGGTAGTGGGAATTTTGTCACCGTGCTACCAGACTTCATCCAAGGGATGACCAATAACGGCTCTGGCACTGGAGCAACTGGAGCAAGCTCATTCAGAAGATGTGGAAGTGTCAATCTGGCTAACGTTCACATTCAGTCTATTAGCTTTTCGGTCGACGCCGGTCGCGAAGCGATCAACCAGCTTGGTACATATGCTCCATACTACAGATACGTGAACTTTCCGGTCAACGTATCAACTGAGATTCAGGTGATTGCAGTTGGTGGAGACAACATCAACGCTGTCGAAGACGTACCTAGCGGTGGTAACTTGTCAAACCATACGATTCAGGTGTGTCTTGATGACTCTACTGTAATTCAGGTTGGCAACAAGAACAAGCTTACTAGTGTAAGCTATGGTGGTGGAGATGCTGGTGGGGGCAACGCCGCTATTACCTACTCAATGCAGAACAACAATGACTTCGTAGTTCTTCATTCGGGAGACCCTATGACCTACGTTAGTGCAGACTATTGGAAGTACCATTTTACGTAGGCCTTAGCTATGTAAACTTTCGGACTGAATGGGGGCGAAAGCCCCCATTCTCGTATAGGACTTTAGGGGGCGAGAGCCATCATACAGGAACTGTTGTCTAATACGACACTATTAGCTTTTAAAAAGCCGATCAGGATCGCCAATTTCTCTCCCATAGAAAAGGCCGAAGCTGCTGCCTATTCCGAGACGGTCTATGAAGAATGCTTTGAGTTCGGCTCTTTTAGTAAACAGGAATTGGCCGATTATCTAATGGAGGTTGGCCTGTGGACCCAGAATGAGGAGGAGGACTATCTTCAGGGATTCGAAGACTTGCAGCAGATGAAAGTGGACTATTTCGAGGTATTCGTTATTGAAACCCGTCGCATGAAGATCAAGCGAGCAATTGACGCAAAGATCCATCAATTGAACACTGCATTTCAAAAGAAGATTTATCTGAATGAGTACACCTGCGAATACGCTAGGGACGAAGCCTATGCGTATTATCTATTTAAAGATAGAGATTCTCCATTCGTGTTTTCTAGAAAGTTTTTGAATTCTAGAATCTCAGAGGAAGACATAAGGGCCCTGTATTTTGACAGTACTTGGCGGATGATATGGGGCGGCTCTAAAGACCCAAAATCTGTTTTTGGACTTAGTGCAAATCAGTTAAATGACAATCAGCTCAGCCTACTTTACTGGAGTAAACTCTATGACAATATTGGTGAATCTATGGACTCGCCGAGCAATATAGTCATGAGAGACCCTTTGGCTGTGGATGGTTGGTTCATCAAGCAGGCCAAGAAGAGAGAGGCTGAGGAGAAGAAGAAAGATCTTCCAAGCCAAAATTCTGGGGAGGTCTTCGTTATGGCCTCCAGTCAGAAAGAGGTCAGAGAGATTAATAATCTAAATAGCCCAGAGGGCAAGCAAATTCTGAAGTCCAGAGCCAAGGATTTGGCCGACAAGGGCACCCTTGATGAGCGACAGTTCTCGCACGTAAAACAGGAGCTTGGCATGAAAAAGAACGAATTAAGTTTTAGGGCCAGATGAATCTGACCAAAATAGGATAAGGGGTAATTAAATGGGAAATGGTGCAGTACAACTTTATCAGGCGGTGCGAAGACGCATTATGACCACGATGATTGGGGCTCTCGCAAGCCTTGAGGAATACAAGGATATCTTTGAAGGGGACGAATATGAAGAGCTAAGAAAAGACATTTTGGACAAGGGCCATTTTCAGATCAGGGAACTGGAACGGGATTTGGACGGGTTTGACATCAAATACAAGACAATTTACTTTATGCCACTTAGGAGAGATCATGGAAAATAGATTCACGGTTGGGGAAAAAGATTATTTCATCAAGATTACCCCACAGGCTATCGCCGAAGGTAAAAAGATCCACAATAAGGCCTTTCGTCAGGCTCTCGATGATGGGGCTCTCCTAAAAAAGAGCCTTATGAACTATATGATAGAGCAAGGCGTGTGGAACGACAAGAAGGAAGAGCTATACAAGTCATTCGTTAAAGAAATTGGGGAGCTGGAATACAAGCTATCTTCTGGAAAGATGAAGGTTAGTGAGGGCAAGGCCCTTGCAATCCAGCTTGCCAAAAAGCGTGGAGAGTTTAGAGCCCTTATTTCTGAGCGAAATCAGATGGAATCTAATTCCGCTGAGGCCCAAGCAGATAATGCTAGGTTCAATGCTCTTTTGGCCAAGTCAGTTTTTGACTATGACACCCAGAAATACGTATATGCCTCTACGGAAGACTACTTAGAAAAAGGGTCTGACGATCTGGGCATCGCTTTAGCTGAAAAGTTTGCTAATTTTCTTTACGGAGTTAATGAAGACTATGAGAGTACCCTAGTCGAGAACAAGTTCTTGAAGAGATTTAAGCTTGTAAACGACCTTGGGCACTTCGTTGATAATGCTGGAAACCTCGTCGATATTGAGGGTCACAAAGTCGACGAAGACGGATACAGGCTAGACTCTGCTGGGAAGCGTGTTGACCTAAATGGCAATCCTCTTGGGGTAAATATCGAAGAGGCTGAATTTGAGGACGACTTTACAACCGTCAAGGATGAGGCTCAGCCCGAGGCTCAGCCCGAGGCTCAGGCCGAAGTTGAGGTAGCTGCTGTAGCCGTTGATCAATAGTCATTCGATAATTGGAGAGTAGGTTATGGCCCTTTACGACATATCTGCTAGACTAGTTCTAGAAGGCGTGGATAGCTCATCTGTCCAAAGGGCCATCTCCGGCATTAATTCTAGCCTAGAGAAGGGGACCAAGTCTTCCAGATCATTTCACGATGCTGTTACCCTAAAAGGGGTTAATCTGGCAGGGTATGCCGCTTTGGGCGGTGCTATGGCCAAGATTAGCATGGTAATCGCTAGTGCCACTCATGACGCTATTAGATTCGACCAAGAATTGGCCAAACTAGCTCAGACTGTAGGGGTCAGCAATAAAGACATAGGAGAACACTCTGATGCTATCAGAAAAATGTCTGTTTCCTATGGTCTATCCGCCCCTAAAATCGCAGAGACGGTCAGAGTACTAGCTCAGGCTGGTTATTCTCTAAATGAAGCCAAGGCAGCTGCTGATGAACTAGCTAAAACTACTCTCTTGGCCTCGTTTGAAAGCATATCAAATACTACAGAAGGTTTGATTGCTATCAATAAGCAGTTCACAGCAACCGTTGGCCAGTCTGCCAGAGTTCTTTCTTTACTGAATGTGGTTGCTAAAAAGTACGCTGTTGAATCTGACGACTTGGTCGATGCGGCCAAGCGGGCGGGCGGTGTTTTCGCTGCTACTGGTGGAAGCCTTGAAGAGCTTGTGACCATCTATACCACTGTGAGAGATACCACCAGAGAAAGCTCTGAGACTATCTCTACAGGTCTTAGAACCATCTTTTCTCGTCTACAGAGACCTAAAACGATTGACTATCTTCGTCAATTCGGCATAGAGCTTACAGACCTTAAAGGGAACTTCATTGGTAACTATCAGGCCATTCTAGAAATCCAGAAGGGCATCGAGAGGGCCAATATTAGTCCGGGATCTCTTCAATTCTCAGAGATCGTAGAACAGCTCGGTGGAGTTTTGCAACAATCGAGAGTTATTCCTTTGCTGACTCAAGCTGCCAAGATGCAAAGGATTTATGCGGATGCTCAGAATGCGTCATCAGAGACCGCTGCCGACCTAGCCAAGGCACAAGAAACTCTCTCTTTCAAGCTCGCACAGACTCAGCAAAATTTCGCTAAGCTGATTGGCGATGTTATGGAGACTGGCACTTTTAAAGCCATGATTTCGACTGTGCTATCGCTCACTAACGCTTTCATCGGGTTCGCTGGTTCTATCAAGGACTTGATTCCACTTCTTGCCACATTTGCTGCTATTAAATTATCAAAATCACTGTTGGGTGTTGGTCTGCCTAGCTTTGGGCGAGGAAAGGCACCAATAAAGAGAGCGTCTGGTGGGTTTGTTCCCGGTAGCGGGAGTGGAGACACTGTACCGGCTATGTTGGAGCCCGGCGAATTTGTGATCAGAAAGAGTGCGGCTCAGGCGTTTGGTGCTGATGCTTTGCATAAGATTAATAAATACGGAAAGGGACCTAGTAGGACAAAAGAGCCGCAAGGAGTAAAAGCAACCAAAAGACAAGGCCGATCCTCAATTGATCTCGGCTCTATAGGTATGATAGTGCCAAATCTTGGAAAGGATGGTGAAGATCAAGTTATTGCTGGCACCTATAATGGACAACCATACTCAGCGAAAGTTCTAGTATCTTCTACTTCTATGAAAACGGATGCTTTTGTAGATGCCCAGAAGCGACTTAGGCAAAGCCTTTCCTCTTCTATGAAGAAGTCCGATATACCGAGTGAAGGGATATCTAGAACTACTAGTCGTCTTAAGTTGGCTGAAGGTCAACTATTCGAAGAAATGGTCCTTAAGCTGTCTAAAATTGATTCACCCGGAAATGATCTTCTAGACGTAAAACAGGTCACATTTAAACTAAATAGTATTTTAGATTCAAAATTACCACTGGGTCCTGCCGATATTAAGCTAACCAATAACTTAAAGAATAGGAGATCTACTGCTGAAAAATTAGCGAAAACTAAATTTCCTAAGAACCCTCAAAAAAAGGCAAGAGGCGGAGCGACTTCTGGCACAGACACAGTACCTGCACTCCTAACCCCCGGAGAGTTCGTTGTTAACAAAGAGTCTGCTGAAGCTTTCGGTTATGGAAATTTGCATAAAGTAAACAAATACGCCAAAGGTGGACCAGTTCAAAGATTTTCAAGTGGAGGAGAAACAGAAAAAACACAAGATGTTAATGGAGTAAAATTTGTTTTAACAGATAACAACACCATACTTAATGAATTAGTAAAAACTCTGAAACAAAAAGATAGTCCGCAAACCAATACTACTCCTGCTCCTGCTCGTGTAAGTGATAGGGAAGCTGCAGTAGTTGCCGAGTCGGCAGATATTCAAGCTAAGATTAAGTCTAGGAAACAGCAACAAACAACAGACTTGAATAACTCCGCAGAACCGCAAAAAGAAAGAGCGGTAGCTGCTTCATCTGGATATGAAGATCCAGCAGCTATAAAGAGAAGAGAAAAGAGGGAAGCGGCAGAGACTGCTGCTCTAAAGGCCGAAGAAGAAGCAGCAGCAACTAGACTTTCCGCTGCTACGGAAGAGAAAGCTAGAGTTGATAAAGAAACTAAAGAGAAAGCAGCGGCGGCAAAAGAGGCAGCGAAGGCGACAAAAGAGGCGGCAAAAGAGGCAGCGAAGGCGGCAAAAGAGGCTAAAAGGGCCGCGACTTCTGGAGCGGCTAGGTTTTCAGGTAAAGATTTTGCCGATATAGCGGAGAATGATCCAATTAGCATTCCTGCTACGACAGTCACGGACAAGCAGGGAAATTATGTAGCTCCCAAATCAAAAAAGGTATCGCAACCATCAGCCCCAATTTCTGCTACAGTACCGACCACTGCTCAAGTCGCCAATCCGGCTATGGCCTCTTTTGCCGCTATGAAATCTCCTGCTCAAACTGCAAATACGTTACAAGACACACAAGCCAAGGCTGAAGCTGCTGAAAAATCAAGAAATCTTGCTTCTACATTCTCTACATTAGCTTTTGTGGCGTCTGGAGTTGCTTCTCAGTATGCAGATCAAGAAACAGCTATGGGGCGTGGTATTAGCTCAATCTTGAGTTTAGTTAGTACTATCTCTATAGTAACAGCCACATTATCGTCCTTTGGAGTGGCCTTAAATGCTGAAGGCATTGGTAACGCCATCAATTCTATAAAGGGAGTACTGACTACTGATCTAGGTGCCTTATCAAAGACTTTATCTTCTACAGTCACTAGTATGCTTACGTCTGCCGCAGCATCTGCTACAACGTCTGCCGCAACATCTGCTGTGACTACATCTGTCGCTGCCGGAGTTGGTGGAGCCACCGCTGGAGCCGTTGCTGGTGGAGTCACCGCTGGTGGAGTCACCGCTGGTGGAGCTGCCGCTGTTACTACCGCTACTGCCGCTGTAAGTGCTTCTTTACTAACTGTAGCTTCTGCTGCCGTCACTGCTGTTGCTGGAGTTTATGCTTTTGGTTATGCCGTAGACAGAGTCAGAGGACTACAAGAGGAAACAGAGAAACAGATTAAGGCAGGAAATTCGGCAAAAGCCGCAGAAGCAGCGACATATCAGCAAAATCAATCTGATGGTACGGCACTCTCGGCAGTTTTTGCTGGCTTGGTCATAGTTGGAACAGCATTAGCTGTTGGATTGTCGCTTATAACTTTACCCATAACTGGAACTGTTGTTGCTATAGTTGCTTTAACTGCTGTAGTAGTTGGTGTTGTATCTAAGCTCATTTCGATGACTGGAGTTGGATCATATGTTGTTTCAAAATTTAGGGATCTTGGAGCTTGGTTAGGTATTCTTGAGTCTAGTACGGCCAGAGCGGCAGAAGCGTCTTCCGCTGCCGCTGTAGAATATTCTAAATCGGTCAGAGAAAGGAACACCGCCTCTATCTCAAAAGAAGTCAGTAAAATAAAGACCGAAAAAGATGCCGATAAAGTTCTTGGCAGTGTAGCAGTTCGGGAAAATGCTTTTGCTGGAGAATCTGTCGATAGAGAAAATAAAAAATCAAAAGCTGAAAAAACAGCCCAAATGGCACAGAATAGCGCAAACGAAGGCGGAGCCACTGGAGCTAGGTTTACGATAAACAAAGGACTTAATAGAATTACACTTGGCTGGGTCGAAACGTATGGACAAGCAAATGAGCGACTAATGGCCGAAATGGATACTTTGGACGCTAAAACTAAGGAGGAAAATAAGGCCTCTCTTGATCTAATTAGACCAGCTATTGATACAAAAATGACTGCTTTTGCAGATAATGGAGGCACTGACTGGACTATTTTTCTTGATAGCTTAGATCCTTCTGCAAGAAAACTTATTCTTTTATCTGGAGCCGCTAACGATTTACAGAATCAACTTGAAGACGTAAAAGCGACAGCAAAAACTGAAGCTGCCGTAAGGGCTATACTAAATGCGCAGATGCACAAGCAACTTATTACTACATCTGGTCTAACTAAAGCAAATCAGAGAGGTATTGTCACATCTCAGCTTGGAGACGTGGCATCTGCCGTATCTTCTCAAGACTTCAGGGGATCTTCTATCTCCAGAGCCGCCACGAGCGAAAATGTCGATGAGCAATCTAGAGCCGCTAAGTCACTCGGTATCATGAATTATAAAGAGAATGTTTCAGCGGCCTCGAAGGGCAAGTCCGAGATAACGAAACTTGAATCAGCCTATGCTACTGCATCGCCAGAGAAAAGACAGGCAGCAGCAGATGCTATAGCGAATAAAAAGAGAGAAATAATCGATGCGACTGGGGGAGACGCGACAGGGCTAGAAGGTGAGGCTCTTGACAAGGCTTATGAAGCCACTATACAGGGAGCAGATGCTCTAAAGCAGAAACTAATAGAGGCAGCTAATAGCACTGAAACTGGAGTTGCTAGATTTATAGATAGTTTAAGCAGAGCATCTCAGGCACAGAGCGAATATAACCAGTCGGTTTTTGATAATTCTCAAGCAATGCAAAATAGAAAAAAGGATCTTGAAGGATTTAAACTTGGTGGTTCGACAGTTGGAGAAATGAGAGCAAGACAAACTAGTATTGGTCCTAGTCAGGATGCAAGGAATGAATTCGTAGCAACGTCAGCACAATTAACGGCCACTGGTGAATCGATAGTCCAGCAGCAGTCGGCAGGCGGAAATATACCCTCTCAGGATCTTGAGAATACATTTGCAGTCCTTCAAATACGGGCTAAGGAACAAGCAGAGGCTATTAAATTAGAGACCCAAGCTAGGCAGGCCTCAATCGAGGCAATTAAAGAAGAGGTTGAACTAGAAAAAGGAAGAGCGCAAACTTTCGAGGATATCAATTTAGCATTAAGTGGTGGAATGGGAAAAGAAGCCAAGAAAGAGGCAGAAAAGCAGGTTCAGGGACTCAAGAGAGTTGAAGAAGCCAGAGCCGCTGGAGGAGATGCTGCAGCTAATGCTCAGATAGGTAGAGAGATAGATCGCGGCAATGGTAATAGAGCCTTATATACTTCGACAATGCAGAGCGGCCAAGCTGAATCTCTTAATCAACAAGCATCACTATCTGGCTCGGTAGTAGCTAGAAGAAAACTTGGGGAAGGAGATCTGGCTAATGACTTTACTGCTGTTGGCCAAGGTAGAATGACCAGAAGACAAGGAGAGCTACAAAATAGTGCTCAATTCCAGACATCTGAAATAAATAAAAATGATCAAGCGTTATTAAAGTCACAAGAAGATAGTTTACAGCTCTTAAAAACATCAGCAGATATATTCCAAGGATCAATTAAAGATATGACTGGTGGTCTTGTGCTATTTAATAATGAACTAAAAAATATAGTTTCATCATTAAGAGATAGCTCTATTAAAATGAAGTTAGACTCTACGAATGTATCAGTAGATATAAATAGTGGCCAAGGACTTGACAATTTCTCAAAGACAATGAAACTAGAAATGCATAGAATTATAGCCGAACAACTATTGGCTCAGCAACAAGGACAAGTTTAATGCCAGTTATAGTAAATAATAAGAGAATTCTTCCAGCACCTATAATTAGTTTTTCAAAAACTCCAATCTTGTCTGATGATGGAATAAGCATAGGTGCGGATTATACCCTGTCCTTAAACGGGAAAATACTCCAAAACAAAGGTAATCCAATATCTACTACTGGATTATCTTTTAGTTCTTCTATGTCAACAGACGGATGGACAGCAACCCAATCCCCAGATGACGACCCACTGCATGGGATTGGAGATTCTGATCTACTCATCTCTACCATCACTAAAATTGAGCAGTTAAGGTCTCTAGTATCTCCACCTACTGGCATAAAAATAGAAATAGTTGGATTTGCTCATGATCAAGGTCTAAAACTATACGGAGACCTTAAGTCTTTTAATGTAGATTCAGAAGGAAATTGGGCTAAGCCAGCCAACTATACGATGGAGTTTGGCTTCAGTACTTTTATAGGACCCGCAAATAATAACCTGTTCGGAGCAGGGTCGACCGAAGATTCATTTAGTTACTATGTAGCATCGGTAAAAGAGAATTGGTCTATTCAAGAGGCTGATCAGGTTGTTGTTAATACAGGCAATTGGGCAGACATCAAGAAGACCTATAACATAACTCATTCGGTTGACGCAAAAGGTAAAAGAGTATATAACTCTAGTGGAGTTACTATTTTACAGCCTTGGCAACAAGCTAGTGGCTATGTACAGTCCGTAATCGGGATAGGCATTTCGAATCTACCATACAGTCTTCTTGGTATTACTTCCGGTTACTACGCCACTAATCATAAAATTAATGAGACTATAGACAGGACTGGCGGGACTTATGCAGTAGAAGAAACCTTCTCATATGTGCCTTCTGGAACCATGCCGTCTGGACAATTAGCATTCGAAGAATGCTCGATTAACATTGATAAATCTGAAGGAGCACTTACTAGTGTAACGATTCAAGGAACCATCAATGGAATTGAGACTAATTCTCCTACTGGCATACAAGCGACTGGGGTTTCTAGATATTCGAATGCTACAGCGTACTATAATATAATTGAATCTGGTATATACAATAGAGTCAAGCAAAATAGTGGACTACCTTGGGTTCACCCAATGCCAAAAACGACCGCTGTTGGCAGACTACCGAATGCTGGCCAGATTACTTATAGCTATAATTATGATAATAGACCACCCAATGTAATTAGTGGTAGTATCTCAGAAGAGATTTCAGTAAGCGACACGTATCCGGGGCAGATATATTCAGCTACTCCTGTAATAGGAAGAAACCAGCCAGTATTGCAGTATCTAGGATCAAGAACAGAATATAAACGAAATTTATCTATAAATGTACAGATGGATACAATTGTTAGCAACTGGAATTATTCAAACGTAAATGCCAGCGGCAAAATGAACATTCCGACAGCTACTGGGATTAGGAATTGGTTCATTGCTCAGAAGCCTAGTATTAGCCGTTCTGGTGAATTTCAAATTATTTATGATGCTATTAATCCAGCCAATGAGGTTGGAGTTATTGAGACAAAAGTATTTTATGACGCCCCTCAGGAGTCATGGAATCCAAAAACAGGAAATTTTTCATATTCAGTCAGTTGGACCTATGAAAGATATTAAGGATTAAAATGGAAAATATTGCTCCTTTTGGATCTGGCAATACGTCAGATATACCAGTGCAAAAATTTATGGGGGCCACTGTAGCAAAATTTAACTGCTCAGCAGATTTTGCTTCTCAGCCGGGCTCCTGCTCTATTGACCTCGTGACTGATGACACAGACAACGATGATTTTAATCCGGGAGTAATAGGATCTCCCTACTTCTTTCAGATTGCTGATGTCGACGGCAATATAATCTTTGGCTTTAATGGGGTATTAGACTCAATTAGCAGAGAGTCTAGCCCAGAAAATAAGGCGTACAAAGTAGTTCTACTTAGCCCATTGAAGATACTAGAAGCCGCCACATTAATCATAGATGGATATACTGGTTACGGTTCTACGCTTGAGGGACTACCTAGGTATTTCTCTGATGATGGATACTATCAGATAGAGGACTCAGATAAGCAGCCCGGATATCTGCCGGATGGGGTAAGTATGACCCCAACTGTAGATTATTTCGAGACTACCCAGTTTTCGTTTGCGACGAACAATGAGAATCTCTCTTTTACTGGTATGTGGGGAAGAATTTATAACCTCATCAATGTCTTTGCAGCCTACGAAAACGATTGGAGAGACTCCGAAGGAAATGCTATTGGGGTTGTTCCATTTGCTGGGTTCGGGGCTTCTAGTTCCACGACTGGCATGAGGGTCGACAAGATAGCTTACGCTATCAACGAGATAGTAAACAGAACAGAGGCAATATCTCCACGGAGGTATATCGGTGGCAATTTAATGTATGGAGCAAATACATATAATATTTGTGGTACTGCTGGGGGCTATATTCCACCATATCCGTACTACTACGGCTTTGATATCATAGCTTTTATATCTTCTGTACTAAACTATTTGCCAGAAGATTTTGTAGTTCCCGGTCCATCTATATCTATTGCCGAGTTTGTTGCGTTGATATGTGATACTGTAAATGCAGATTTTATTGTAGAACTCAACGATGTAAACTATAAAGATGGTACTTTCGCAGCCGATATGAGTCAGACATATCCAAACTCTATCTTTGGCGGCATTATTTCCATTTTACTGATTCCCAAGAACCAGTATGTGACCTGCGCCAAGCCATTCAGCCAATTCTCATATGATCTTCTCAATCTTGAAAAACCAGATACTGGAGATTATGGATTTAGCGGCGACATAAATCCGGGGATTCCTCCACTCGACGATGGTCGATTTATAAACCCTATGGACTTTGACTATGCAAGAGTCGGAACGGAAGGTTCAGTTCCGTATGGGGGCAGATTCCCCGTAACGCCAACCCCAACAGAGATCCTGAACAATATAGCCAATCGGCCAGTAAATCTTTCTATCTCACTTCGATCGACCAACCCGACTGCCGGTAAAATGGTGGTGGGGGGTTATCAGACGCGAATGAACATAGTCCCGAGAGATTTTATTTATCAGTACTGGGGCGAGATCGTCTTAGTTACCGCATCCGGGGATGCCTGTGGGATAACGAGCAATTCTAATAAGTCGATTCCCGTTATCACCCAGACACTGCCACCCAACGATATATGGGATTGGATAGCTATTGATATCCAACATATCGTATCAAATGATACGACTACTGGAGCATTCTATGATGGTATATATTTCGCCTCAATGCTAGAGGTAAGATCGGCCATGTGCTCGTATGAAGCGTGGGTCCAGTTTATGGAGGCTATGAAGTCTCACAAGTGGGAGGTATTGAACGGAGAGGCTGGAGAGAGAATCATTGGTAAGGCGACTCCATACTACGTATCTACAGTATTAAAATATCAATCTTTCATAGGGGCAATAAATACAACCAACGCTCTTTCCACATTCAGCAGGCCTGATATAGAAGGAATTTTGAAAAAGATTTGGCAAAAAATCAAAGACATAGGGGACACTCACTATGGAAAGAGTTGGGTCGCTCCTATACCTGTGTTTAAAACTAAACTGACCCAAGACAGCGAAAGTTTAGTCGGTAACTTTGTAAGATCATGGGACATTTCTGATTCAGCATATGTAGAACCATATGTGTTTGGTCAGATGGAGGCCCCTAAAGATTCTTCTTTCGTCCAAGATGGAAGACTTAAAGCCTTTGCAAACTTCGAACACTCTTTTACTGCTGGCGGGAATGATGATGTCGCTTACGGACTCCTGACTGGGTCTCTAACCGGATTTGCTTCGGGTGTAAAGTACAAATTTGATTTTTCAGATCATAGTAGTAGCACAGTATTTGACCTAGATCCAGCAGCTACTGGAGCTTGTCCAGTTATTGGACTAGCGCATACTCCTCCAAATATAGATGAAAAGTACCTATTCGTACCTTCTCAGTACTTTGATTATTATAACAGGGGTCATTGCCCATTCATAGATACTGTAGATACTACTGGTGCTCCTAGCCAAAGTGCAGCTTACGGATCGTTTTATGCATATACGTATGCCTATAGTACCAAGAGTGTTACTAGGGGAACTAGCTCAAATATTCCCAATAACGCCATGAATGATTCAAATTCTAAAGCATTTGCATCTAGTGGCACTGTTAGGGGCTTGACCACAAAGTGGTCTTCTAACGCATCAGATTTTGATCAATATGGATTGTTTACTAGGGTATACACTCCCCCATCTCTATTGTTTAATCATTATTTGTATTCATCTGGATACTATGACCAAGAGCTTCAGTCTAATAATGATCAGGGTGTAATCTCTTTGCAGAATGCTGTGGAGCCAGCGACTGGGGTATATACATCCCATTTTGCATTTCACTATTCTGGGACTGCCCTTAAAGATATCTTGGGGGGGATTATCGCGAATCCAGCCAATGATGCTGGTTCTGGTCTTCCATTCATTAAATTTACAACTGATCCAGTCTATTATCCGTCAACCTTTCAGCATGATGGAATTAATCCTCTAAATGGGGCATACGTTGACCACATGGCCGAAATGATGAGATCGGAAAGATCAGTTCTTCTAAACAATGGCAACGGAGATATCGTAGCCTTTGGTGAAACACTGGGTGGCACTTGCTCGTCTCGTGCAGCAGTTTGCCCGAGATCTATAGCGATCCCACAAAAATCAAATAGATATGTCTATGGTCCATGGGTTACTAATTTTTCAGAGACTATCTATTGTGGGAAATTTGATTACGAGCAAAATGAAGAGCTTGTTCCAGAGAATTTCATGATTCCAGTTTATGGGACTATTAATACTAATTGGCAGGTTGTAGACAGTGATGGTAATGTGACTAGGACTGTCGCATCGGTAAATGGAACATCTCTGAGTGGTTTCGCGGGTATGAATTTAGCTGGTCAAGCTATAGCTAATAGCATAGACGACTTCTCTTTATTCGCCCAAGAGGAGGGGAACATAACCCTTCAGGGGTTGCCAATAATCACCAAGGTGGGTCAGTCGTTGCTTAATGGCCCTAGGATTACTGATATCAGCATTAGTTTCGACAATTCCAATATTCAAACGACGTATAACTTTAGGACGCTATCCCCGCGAGCCGGAAAGAACAGCCGCGAGCTACTGAAACAACTCAGGAAAATATCTAATACGATTAGGAATAAATAATGGAACGAGACCTGATCAAAGGTACACAATTTATTGTATCGACAACCATTAATAATGTCAGATCTACTGGCGATATTATGGCGGCTAGTGGAGAAACGTACGATTTTTCCAGATTCAATACTATTATTGTCGATGCAGAATACTTTAACAAGTATAACCAACTGATTTCTGCCTCTGGTAACAGAGATATGCTAAATAAAGTTGGGGCAGTCAGTCTAGACGGATTATACGTCCCATACTCTACCTCTCCATATCATAGTGGATCTTTGCCGCACTTTGAGGTTCCTACAGACATCGGTCAAGATGTCATAAATGTATATGCTCTGAACCCTTTCAATCCCTCCAATATCTTCGGAACTGGAGTCCAGAATACTGGAGTGTCTGACACTGGATCTTACAATAGTGCGGTCTGGGCTTCTGGTGGTCACAATATTACAGCCGCCTTAGTCAGTAATGCGAATGCTACAGAAGAGAGTCTTGAAGCCAGAACTCACCCAGCTACTAACTTCTTTGATGCTGACTTTTACTATAGAAAGAAGACAGAGCTACTGGACATCCGATCAGTAGCCCACAGAGCCCCTCTTATCCTCAGCGGTCCCGGATATGATGTTGACGGGAACCCAGTCCCCACGGGGGCTGATGGTGCGATGCATCCTCAGGCTTACTCAAACCCTTCCCTCTGGAAAACTGGCCCTCTGGACGTTCGCTGGGACCAATCCAGAGCCGTCTGGAGTGCTGGGACTTCTACCAAGGTCTTCTTATCAAAAGTTACGAATACCTACAATCCGCCAAACTTTTCTTATGAGGTTGAGCGAAGTAATTCGAGGGACCAGTTCACCAGATCAGGTCCAGAGATGATGAGGCAATTCTCATCTACTGGAGTAATTTATGATCCAGAATATGTTGCGTATACTGGTAATCCTAATAACGTTGGCACCTATGAACAATTAGACTATACTGGGCTTGAGTTCCCGCACTACGAGGCCTTTATCATCAGAGAAACTATTGATGATGTCGGTCAGGCCTACTATAATATTTGGAATGAAGATTGTCAAGATTGTGGACATGTGTCCAACCCATGCCCATCTGGTGGACGAATAGGGGGACACGGAACTGCATCAGTAAATAAGAAGATTCTTATTGAGAACCCTCTTAAGCAAAACTTGGATACTGGCGATCTTTGTTTCACTATGAAAACTGGCCGATCCAAGAATGTGAATACTGGGAGTTTTGTTGGGGGATCTGGCGCTGGGGCCTCGGGGAATGTGGTGACCAACTCCTCTGGTATTGCAATCTTTCAGGTTGGAAATGGTGGAAGTGGGTACACTTATGGGGGATTCGGCATAATAGATTCAGGTATATGTGCATCGGTTTCTTTATCATTTACTGGTGGCGTTATGACTACGGGGACTGTGAGTCCAAATAGTGGGTTTCCACGTAGCAGGACTTACTCGGTGTCTATTTATCCTACCAATGCGACTGTAGAGACTGAGAGCCTCGATATTCACTGGATCATGCAGGCCGAGTTTAAGTCACAGCAGGTTGTAACTTATGTCGGATGTGATGGCGGACTATTACAGACTTGTAGCGTAAAGATTCAGAGCCAAGGCTTTAAATCTTGTGAGTGGTGTGGCGAGGACACAGCCCTATCGAACGCCTTTTGATTTATCACTTATTTCAAATGAACGTGATAAATTAAAAGAATCTTCACCGCAATTGGCATATGAAAAATTCATAAATAAACTTAGGAACATAGCCAGTAATCTTCTGGCTGATTAGGACATACAATGGCCGATATGCTATCTGGGTGCTACGAATGTAGCAGAAACTGCATCAATGATCAATTCTGTGGTCAAGACGGCACTATCTCTTTACCGAAGCAGCTCAAGATCAGAGTTATTGCCAATCCCACCTTCTGGGGATTCAATGACGGAAGTGGAAACGTCCTCACCAGCGGTACAGCCATCTTCTCTAACGGCCACTACGACTTCTTCGATGGGTATGATGAGCTACACTTCGCTACCAAGCAGTGTGGGGAGGATGGGCCAGTTCAGGGTCCATTTAGAGACGAACAACGACCAGACGTACTATATAGGTCCGTTTACGACCCAGATGACCCTACCTCTGATGAATTCTCGGGGCTGAAACACTATAATGGTGCCACTAGAGATGATATAGAGCGTGGTGGGGCTGAGGTTTACCTGATCGACAGAAGCGGCACAGCCACTTCAGACGAGGAATCTTGCGACCAATCAGACCCTACCAAGGTCTACAAGAAGTTCCCAGAAAATTTCGGCTATGGGACCAAAATCTCTACTACCGACACCATCTTTAAAAATAAGACTGGGGCTTGGCGATACATATCACAAGATGCGTGCTATGACAATATCTATATGAACTCTGGCGTAGTTTCAGAGTGTGATGGTTCTCCAAAACAAGAGATTCTCAGAGGTGATAATTTTGGCTCAGAATATGACCCATTCCAAATACGTGTATCAGGAGAACGGGGCTGCGGCCAAGATGGGTCAATTCCATCTCTCTATAAAGGAGAAGCTTCTGTTTACCGGAGTGGCGGGGTCCAAGACTTCCTTCATTTAAGCTTAACCTACAATAGCGGCCCAGCTTCTGGTATAGCTGATGGCATAGCTCTTGGTGTATATGGCTCATATCTAGATGGTGGATACAGAGTCTTTGGAGTGACTCACTCAAGTGGGGTAACCGACTGTAAGGTTGTTGGCACGTTGGGTAGTGGCACAGTATTAGAAACCGGACACCGCTGGTCGGCCCTTGGAACGTCAGACCCGAATACGTGTTGCGGTGGAGCAGCCCACAACATATCGAATGACACCAAAAGGGCCAATAGTATCAAAAACTATCACTCAGATCTTGGCCGAATTTTTAATAATGATAAAAACAAGCTTCAGGCCAACAGATTCCCAGAGAATAGATATACATACGGGTTGGGGACCACTAGCCAGATCAATCCCGCCAACTCGTTTAGGGTCAACAAAACCATTCCAGATGTGACCGAGACTGGTGTACTTCTTGAGAGTGGTTATCCTGTATTCTCTCAAGAACACAGCTACTATGGCCAGTTTTTTGAGGTAGATAAGTATGATACCTCAATCCGGGTAGAGGGGAAGTATAACAAAACCCAAGGAAATAATGGGACTTGCTACAGCAAGAAGGCCTCATTATCGGTATACCCAGACTGTATCACTCAGTACTCCGAACCATTTGCAGAATGCGATGGGCCGGAAAAACAAATTACTAATATGATTAGTAGATTGGCTATTGTTTATCGTGGCTGTAACTTCGATGATGGTTGTACATATAGTGAATCAGGACATCCATATTTTGCCCCCACGGGAGTAGAAGACTTAAGAAAGGGGTTGGCTGGTCAAGAGATTTATATGTACATCAATCTCTCAAACGTGTGGGGACCTAAGACTAAGCCTTTGGAAGATTGCGGCTGTGGAGATGATGTTCCACCGGGTAAAAAAGATCCTATTTTTGTCGAAGTTCCATCTCCTGTTACCTTTGCGACATTTCCAAAATTTGATCTGTATCCATCTGGGTATGGTTGTTATGATTTATTGTGGCAGTATGACTGGGCGTCAGAATGCGAGGGAGCTGTTTTAAATGAGTGCCCAATCCCATCATCAGCTTATGCTTGTCTTCCCAAGCAGCCATATACTACCTATGGGTTCATTCGTAATCTTTGCGGAAATGAATATCATGATCGTAGAGAGGTAATCACCTCGGCATTTGCGAACTTAGTACAAGCCGGGGATTATAGGAATACTGGAGTAGCTCCCACAAATCCTCAGCCTATGTATTGGCAATTTAACAATCCATATACACTAGAGAGTGGACAGGTAGGAGGGTTCTCTGCGTCAGGAAATTATCCATTCTGGGGAGTTTCTGACAGTCAGGGAAGAGTAGTATCGCCATATTTCCGACCAAAGCCAGCTATTGCTTATGGATTGGGATGTGATGGACCCCCTCCTGAGTATCCATACTTAGATTTTGATCTTTGCTCAACCAGAGCCAATGGATGGCCAACAGATAAAGTTCCATTCTTGGTGGAGATTGATCATACGGATGACTGCGTTGGCTGCGGCAGCATAGAGGCTACTCAAGGCAATCTGATGCTTGAAGCTTCTGGGCTCAATACAACCTTTTCTCATGCTAGAGGAGAAAAGTATGGCTGGAATCATTGCAGATATAAGGGCGTATCATTTGATCCCACATATACTTGCTCGTCAGGGCTTACTATTCCATGTGTAGGCTTAGCCAGCGGAATAGATCTTCAAGCCTCCTACAGCCCATACACTGGAAATACTTGTTCCTGTATGGACCAACAATTCCCGCTAATAAATATTCCTCTGAAAAATACAAACATCTCTGCGGGATGGACGACTTGGAATGTGAACAACTCTTATGTAGAAGTTCCGGGGTGTGCTCAGGATTATTTGAATGATTATTTTACTCCAGTTCCGTATCAGAGATCTCCCGGATTTTCTGTATATGCGTCATTTAAATTAGCTTGCGATGGGGCTCATAAATTCTTAATTCCACCAGACGCAACAGGCATCTTGAAAAATTACTTGATGTTGTCCCAAGTCACTGGAAATCAAAATGTTTTAGATCTGATGTATATGAATGCTGGGTGTGGCCATCACTATCCATCGGCTGCGTCTGATTTAAGCCTACAGGCTAGTTTTGTAGCAGTTCCTAGTGGCAATGAACAAATTTTTGAACTTATTCCAGACCACTTATTGTATCAATTAACTTTATTAGGAACCATTAATGCCCCTCTGACAGTTCTATCAGCATTGGCCGATAATCATGTCTTTGGGTGTAACACCTATTACAGCGAATATGGCTGTGCTGGCACCAATAGCTATGGTCAAGGAGGATTTTATCCATGTGTTTATTGTGCTGCTTCTGCGACCCAAGTCTGTGACTGTCCCAATATTACATGTAATGAATGTGACTATGTCACATCGGCAATCCCAGTAGAATATCAGAATCCATGCTTCTGTGATTGTAACTTACAGTTAATGCGTCGAACCTTGATTGATTTTAATGGTTCACGCACTGTTGTGTATAGTAGTGGTATTAGTTGTACTTCTAGTCCTAGTAGTGGTATTGTAGTAGCTGTAAGTTATTCTGGTGAATATAGTTCTGTCGGTCCTATTTATTTGAATTCTAATACTCAAATTGCTTTTTCTTCTATTCCTGTCGGTGCTACTGCTGATTCAGCCTGTTCTTGGCATACTGGCCCGAATATGTTGGCTTCTGGCATAAATTACGAATATCAGGAGCCATATAGGCTTTCTAGTGCAGGTAATGGTAGTACAGTCTGTACCACATTAATGCCGGAAACCTGCATTGGGGATTGTGCGAACGACTCGAACGCTCAGCAAGGATCGTGTGGTGATCCAATCCCCTCATCTGGCAGTGTGTCGGTTAACTTAAGATCTTGTTTTCCTGAAACAATGATAGTCAACAAAATTGAGTGCGTTGGCGATACATTTAATCTATATGTAGCTCGGGAATATCATAGCAGAGCCAGAAATTGGGAAAAGTTAGTAAGTCTACCCGGTCCCCCAGTCACCCCGTCTTGTCAGCCTAAGCAAATAGGGGCGTATAGATACGCCGAGGGCACAGGCACGGTCTGTATTGAGGTGCCTTTCTGTACTCCTTCTGATTCTGTAACTCCTGCGTACTACTCAGAGGCAGTGCTGGAAGGAACCGGTATTGTTTCTTACCGAGGAGTTTGTAACGCCCACTATTCTGAGGGGATTCATTCTAGTCAGGACTTTATACTAGGATCAGCCCCGGCTTCTGGCCAAGATAGACTGTGGAATTATTTCAATCTGTTCTATGAATCGGGCGTCCCGAGCAACAAATATTATCCAGCTATTGATTTAGGTAATCCTGCTGCAACACCCAGTCCAATTCCGTCAAACCCATGCCTTAATGGCGAATCCCTTAGTGACACATCGATATTCGATACTGGAAAATATAATGTCCCTGTAGGTAGGTTGGGTGTTGACTGGACGAACAAATTCCATAGCTGCTTGCAGGATCATACCGAATGTGGTAGTGATTTCTATTGTAACAAGATGTTCTTCCCTCGTAGGAAGTACGCTGTAGGCACCAAAGTATCTAGGTTTGGGGCTCTACAGCTTTGTACATCTAACTCTTCATTAGTTTTAGGAGATTGGTATACTGGATTTCAAGATTTTGAAAATGATGAATACCCTGACATTATTTTGGAAGCCGAAAACACTAGATTTATTCACGCTTGTGACGAGACCATTAAAACCACGATTACAGAGAGTGTAGGTCTAGATGATGTAATAGTTAGTGTTGCCGACTATCTTCCACTGATTGGAGTTGATAGTTCACTATTCAGGTACACATCCGACATCAAGAGTTGCACAGTGATATCAAGCGGAGATTGCCATATACTCAATAAACATTCAGAGTTGTCTATTCGTGCTGGTATACATGGCCCTAAAACATTTTTGGTTGATGGCAAAAATAGCATGGGGTACTATCTTGATAAAACTACAGCAGTATCTGGAGACAATTGCTTATTCAACCCATTCAAAATTTTAGTGGATGTTGAATGTTGCGAATCTGTTTTGAGAAGAAGAGAAGTTCCATTTGATCCTCCTACTATGTTAGAGTATATAGTTGACGGAGTTCCCAGCATTGCTTGCGGAGGGTTCGTAAAACCGCCCCCATGCTCATGTTATCAGTCAACATGTGGCGGAGTATTGGGGTACTACGAACTTGCTCCCACGGCAGTCTGTCTGACTCTAGCAATGCCTAGAGGGGTTGCTCCGACAGTCGTCGGTAGCGGTATTCAGACTGTTTGCGATACCGAGTGTTATACCTGTTGTGCTGGACCCGGCAATGGTGACCAAATGGCCTTTACAGTATCAGAGGGAACTCGTTACTACGGGTATAACACTACTAGTGATGGCTCAATTAATTACGAGATTGGCGATTCGAGTACTCCTGTAGGATGCAAACTGGTAACACCACCGTGTAATAGGGCGTTGCCACTTGCCGGAGGCTTTCAAACCTGCGGAGGAGGTGATGGCTTCATTTCAGGGTCTACCGCGACCGTGTCAGCATATCAGTGTGGGGATTACTTATACTTCAGCGATCTTACCCCAACTGGATGCTGTGCTACTAAGACCTTATGTGAAGTATTAGCAAGTTCTTGGAGACTTCGAGTAGGAGATTGTACTATCTTTTCACTGGCCGACAAGGCTGACCATTCAGTAGAATACTTAAACAATTGTGGATGTTTGGAAGCAGAACAATACAGATCTTGCGATACATCATTATTGCATTGTACAATTACAGAAGCAGTATAACTAAGGAAACTAGAAAATGAGTGAAGAAAAGAAGACAGGGTGCGAATGTCCATTGGCCGGGATGTGTAATCGACATGGTGTAACCAAGTCGCCCCACCAGCATAGACTTTGCCAAACTCATCCCGGATATTTTCAGCAGTGGGAGGAATGTCGTGGGCCGGGGCAAAGGTTTATTAATTGCGACTCTAAGGAACCAATCAAGGTAGTAGCACCGGCTGAGGCCCCAACTGAAGTTCTGACTGAGCCTAAATCACCTCCGGTGATGCCTTCTTTAACGCAGCAAGCTAAGAATTTTGGATCTGCGATGCTACAACATGCAAAATCTGGCTTTAAGCATGTGACCGAAGAGGTTAAACAGGACCGACTATCTATTTGTGCCGCATGTCCATTTTTGAGCGAAGGGAGATGTACTAAGTGTGGATGTTTTCTTGATCATAAGGCGTCATTAAGCACTTCGCACTGTCCAATTTCAAAATGGTAATTAGTGACAATACCAATCGTCTTTCCGAGTACAATTAGGCAGAATTATGAATTCTTTCTGTGAGGCGAACCATATATTTGTCAAAAACTCAAAGAATAATCCAGCTTTGCGATTATCGAATCCTTCACCTGAATAGATTCCATTTGTTTTACCATGTTTGGACTTAACTACCCCAATATCATATGAGTGTATTTCCTCAACTACCAATGGGAATACTCTACGATAAAACTCTTGTAATCTAAGATAAACACTTCTATGACAAATAATCTGATTCGCCCATAGGCCAAAATTACATATCTCCCCAGTGATGGAAATAGCAAACTCTTGAAAGGCTTCTACTTTTTCCCGATCTTGAAAGACATCAAAAATACAATTGTGCTTAAATTGTGATCTTTCTGCGGCCAGAATGAGATTCTTGTCACCACTGTTGAATAGAATCTTGGTGTTCTCCCAGTTGTGGAAATCATCTATCTTATTGGGCTCAAATTTTCTATTCCATGAGGCTGTAACTACTCCAATATATTCTGCCTCTGGTGCTTCTGATAAGAAGATTCTAGACTCAGAAAAGCAATTTTTTTGATACTGCTTGTACCTTCCTAGATCCAGATCTTGCAGTAAAAGAAAGTCTAGGTAATCTCTGGCCTCGCCAGAGTACTGATCTTCCTTGTGGCCCAATAGAAGAATCTTACAACTTTTTAAGATGTCTGGGTCGTAGTCATGGGCGAATTTACGCAGTGAATTTTCCGCATCTATGTGTCTTTGAACAGATTCTTTTTGATCATCAGTCATAAGGTCTGGAGACACCCCATACTTAGAATCTAAACTGTGCCTATGCCCGTCGTGCTTTAGACACATTAGCCACTGCTTATGATCTTTGTTTTGGAAATGTCGGCTGCACCACCCCGGACTACTACAATTGCATGGATTCATGATATATCCAATATGTTTGTTTTGCGGCACACGCTTAAACCTTTCTCAGTTGGTATGTGCAGACAAGAATATCCATAAGACATAAGATCGTTTACCATTAATTTCTCTGATATCTGATGATTGCCTGCGGTGTCATGAAAAACCAACAGACTGCTGTCTGTGATCAAGGATGCTTCTTTGAAGCGTCTCAAGCACTCAGTTTGTCCTCTATAACAGTGGGCATCGAAGAAAACCATATCTAGTTTCTCACCAATCTCATCCGGTTGTAAGTCGGCGACATTTTTGGTTATCATAATATGGTTTTGGTCGTTTATCCCAAAAGGATTAATATCTATACTCCACACTCTCGCCCCGGCTCCGCAAAAGCATCTGGCCGAAAACCCGCCAAGACCGCCTAATTCTAGCACAGTCTTGACCTTAAAAGCCCTAACCAATGCTGATAAAATCAACACATCGTCAGCCTGAATCTCAGGTCCCATTTAGAAGCTCCTGATATATGCCAATTCCAGCCATGACGCACTCTAAGTAATCCCTATGAAGAGAAATGAAATGGTGATATTTTCCATCAAATTGGCGGATAATTGGCCTATCCCAATTCATTTTTGCAAATGTGTCCTTGTCTATCATCTGCTCGGTAATTTCAGAGAAGGCTACCCCAGTATCATCTTTTTTAAACACTAATCTATAGTATGTCATGTGCTTCTTTCATTGCTGCACCAATCGCTTGGTGCATGTCTATGTATTTGTAGTGGCCTAATCGGCCACCGAATATGTCGCTTCCCGAGGAAGCGAGTATCTTATACTTATTATAGGTAATCATATCATTCTTGGTTCGAATTGGGTAGAATTCATCTCCAAAATCTGATGAAAACTCTCTCGTAATTACGGTCGTATCTGTCGACACTCCTGTGAAGTGTTTGTGCTCGCATATCCTTGTAAATGGGGTACTATCGGTATAGTTCATTACACTGCATCCCTGATAGTCTGGCCTTCTCACGAGTTCGGTTTCAAATCGTAGGCTCCTCCAGCCCAGTCTGCCAAACTCATAGCCAAAATATTGATCAATTGGCCCAGTATAAACAACCCTCTTCGCTAGCCGATCTAATCTGCCCTTATCGGCAAAGTAATCAACCCCAGTCTCGACCTGAATCCCGGAAAGCATCTCGGTAAAAAGGGCTGTGTAGCCATCGACTGGGATACCCTGATATGTATCTAAGAAATACCTATCATCAAATGTTAGCCTGATCGGGAGACGCTTGATGATCGATTTTGGCAAATTCTTAGGGTCGGTTCCCCATTGTTTTGTTGTGTAATCTCGCACGAACGTTTCATAGAGTTCAGATCCTATCTGAGACAGAATATAGGATTCTAGATCATCCTTCTGCGAGGGAATTTGCCTCTGTTGAAGGGCTTGGCGGGCCGACTCAGGAGTTTGGACTCCCCACATCTGATATAGCGTCATCAGGTTGATGGGAAATGAGTAGATCTTGCCAAAATTTGAAACCTTGAGAGTATGTCTGTAGTTGTTAAATTTGCTGAAGCGATTAACGAAATTCCATACTTCTTCGTTTGATGTGTGGAATATATGAGCACCATATTCATGGATATCAATCCCGTATCGCTTGGTGGTGAAGCAATTTCCTGCTATATGCTCCCGCTTGTCGATAACCATACAACTCTTGCCATGGTCAGTCGCAACTCTAGCGAACGTCGCTCCAAAGCATCCTGCTCCAACTATGAGGAAATCTAGCATAGGCTCATCCAACGAGAAGGGGTGGCTCTCGCCACCCTTTCAATGTGATCTGATCGTTAATTAGACCATTCTATTTTACTGATTCAGATAAGGCTGCAACTGATCGACGCAGAACTCATCTGCAATCGCATCCACACCCTCTGGGAGGGGCGACAACACAAAGTTTGGCGTGTAGTACTTCACAGCCCCCTTCTTCTGTTGCTCGCCGCGTGAGGCCGATACGACACCCTCATAAACCTTGAAGATGTTGCCGCTCGCCTCAACGAAAGCTGTCCAATCTCGCAGGCACGCACCTGATAGCTGGATGTCCACTGGGGTCCAAACCTCATCAATCTTGGCCATCGCCATGATGTTGGTGACGAACTTGCCACCGGCTGCTACAACATCATTCTTGATGTCAGCATACGGACCCTCAGCCAAAACTACCTGTCCTGCTCTCACAGTAAAAGGAAGCTTGGTGGTCTTGACCATATTGGAGCGGATACGACAGTTGTTTGCATCACTCCATCCGCCGATTGACGATCGAACATCCATAACCACAAATTCGAGGTTGTCGAACCTCACATTCTTTTCACCATCCCAATAGGCCCAAATACCTTCAGCACCACCGAATTCGATGTAGTACTTAAGTGGGGATTTGATCTTGTTTGATGTAGGCGTATCTGTTCTGCTCATAGCTACGTTTCACTCCGCGAAATTTGAATAATTGTCAGTGTATAGGACGAAAGTCCTACCTCCACTCAGTGTAGACTTTGATTGGTTCGCCAATCAGAGTCTTGTCATTTGTAAACTCTGTCAATTTCTTGATCATCTTTGCTGCTGTATCTCTCGTCACGTCGTAAATGCTGCGATATTGCTTCTCCCCAGAGTTAATGAAAGCGAACACACTGATATCAAGCTTCTTACACTTGCTGTCAATGAAACTAACTTGCTCATTTGAAATCTTCTCAACAGTTTCCTCGGCCACAATTTTAGCCACATCTAGCTTACAAATTTCTTCTGCAGAACACTTTCTGAGCTTGAGTGCTTTTCTCAGAGCACGTCCTTCTGCTCTGGTTGAAGCAGTAGCAACGGCATAAGCTGTGAACATCGCGTCTGTGTTCCCGTGCCACACGTCGGCAACTTCAGAATATTTTCTGGTTTTTCCTGTTCCGCCCCAATCGAATACTACAGAGTATACCACAGTAGCTCGCGTTGGTCCATTTCCCTCTGAAGGGAAAACTTTAGTTGGGCCACTTTCGATGATTGGTCCCAGCAGTAGCTCGGCCACCCTACGTAGCCCAGCAGCATTCGGATGCCCGTCCATGAGTTCAGATGGTCCGAACTGCGACATTACGTAGGAGTCCCATTCATGGGACAGGTAGTCTGGCGTTTCTTTGATCTCGTCTGTCATGTTTTCCTTTTCCTTTTGGTTGGTCCTGACCTATTATAGCCGTCTTGTCACCCCATCTTTGATTTCTATTTCAATCAATCTCTTTCCGACAGGGGGAAAGGCTTCCTCAATTTTCCTGAGTTCCAATAGAATTAATTCATACACATCCTTCATTCTTTTAACACTCATCGACTTATCACGTTGTATTACGCGAATGAGAACATACCCATTGTTGATCAACAACCCTTGCTTGACAGTATCAGCAGATTGTTGCTTTTTTAAGCGATCTTCGCCCCAAACCGCGATAAAATGGGACGGGCCATCAATTTCGATAGCAGTCTTAAGGTCAGGCACGAACATGTCAACTTCCAAAGCCCGGCTCTGTATCAGATTCCTAGCGTGGACAATAACACCATAGCCTTCCTCTTCAAGAGCGGCAGAAACATAACGCTCTGTCTTGGACCCAATTTCGGCAGACTCTCGAATAGCGGCATAAGCAGCCGAGCGAAGCTCATACTTTGCCGATTCGGTCATATTATCCCACTGTTGCTTCTTTGCATCACGAAATTTCTGCTTTTCTTCTTCGGGCAGATCAATCCAAGCTTGAGACCTCTTTGCCGAAATCGTGTTGATGGTTTCTTTGGAAAGCTTCTTTCCTTTGGTGGGATGCTTGGCCTGCCCATTCGCAATAGCCACACTCTGTGCCTCTGCATATGATCGAATGGGAACCCCGAGAAACTTCAAGGCTCGTCTTACCTTGGTCTCATTGGTCCCAAGCTCTTGAGCGATCATTGGCACTGATTTCTTTTCATCCAGATAGGCGATTCGGAGCCTAACAGCATTCACGATAGCGTATTGCATATAATCCCTAGGTCAAACGGTAAAACAATAGAGCCCAGATTGAAGATGTTCCTGATGATCTTTTGATGCTCTTCAGATCTGGTGATGAGAACAAGTCCAGACAGACACTTGTGCATCTCGTTGAAGTCATATGGCTTCATAAGGAAGCCTAGATCCATAATATAATACGCCTTGGTGGCATTTATTGGGACTTTTTTGAGGATATCGGCAGTGCTGGGGCAAGTCGCCATCAAGATCCACCCATAGGCATGGTTGATCTCTGTGATGTTCATAATGGCAAAATCGGCATACTTAACCTGAGCACTTAAATTGGCATAAAACAGGCAATATTCGCCCATCTCTTTTACCGATTTGTTCAGTTGGTCAAATGCTAGTACGGATCTCTCTGAGAAATTCGTGTCTGGAACAATTACACCAAACATGTCTTCTCCTTTTTGACCTTCTTGGCGACAGCAGGAAAGCCCATCTTATCCAAGATCGTAGCGAGCCTGTCAAAATTTGTGTTAGAACCGAGCACCACCTTTTTGGACATAGAGTATTTAAATCTCTTGCCATTGATACCCTTGATTGCCTCTGAGATGAACTCATCTTTTGTTGTGAACTTCAATGGATTCCCATCCGAAGCAACGATATCGAGTTCTCTGTAGCCAATATCATCTGCCGGAATCGGGCTCACTTTAGCATTCCTGTAAACTCCCCAGCATTCATCCATCGGGATAGACCCAGAATAGCACGGGAGCATAGATGGAGAAGCATAAAAGTTTCTGACATTGTATCCAAGGCGATAAAGGTCCAACATCGCCCCACCCATGTCCGAAATTGGCCCAACATAAGAGATTTCAGATTCATATTTGGGCTCTATCTTTGGCTCTCTGTATGAAAGCAAATTAATGAATGGTTGAATCTTACTCAGTAACTTAAGATCAAACCCATCTGGGAATGCCTCAATCTCATCAGTAAAGACAAGGTCGGCATCAAAACTCTCAAACGCGGCTACATCGTGCGTCTGCATGTGGCCAACTTCCATGATCTTCTGAAGGGGAGCCATCAATGACTGGATTCTGAAGTCGTTTCGTTTACTAATCACTAAGCTCTTCATAGTTCCTCGATATCTCTATGGTTTTTACATCCTTATCCACGATTGCGAATTTGATCTTCTTCGCGAGCATGTTGAGGAACTCAAAGGTGGTCTTATTGTTTCTGAATGAGTTAATCTCAGCTTTAACTACGGGGAAATCTCTTTTACTGATGAACGCAACTTGTGCCCATTTGTCTGGCAACCCATAGGATAGATTCATCAGGAACCCATTCTGCTGGGTGGCTCCCACACCTTTTTTATCCGACTGCCCCCTATCGAGCATTATGCTTGTTTTTGTTCTGTTGCATGCGATGGCTGGCTTGTTGAAAATCATGTCGCCATGAATGATGTAGGTAGAATCTATACGACACGCATTGATGGCCAATCTCAGACTCTCGGTTTGGCTAGTCAGCTTATAGCTGTAGTTCAATACGAGCCTGATATCGTAGCCGCGTTTCTCCACATGTTTAACGATCTTCTCGTGCCCTACGCCAGTGACCACCAAGATATCGGCAGACTTATCATAGGATAAGATCGTCTTTATTTGGTGATCTATTACGGCGAATCCATCATAGATCAGAAGGGGTTTTGCTCCCTTTGTCATCATTGATCGACCGCATCCGGCAGAAAGCAGTATGTATGTACTCATGCAATAATCTTGAAGATTGGTTTTGGTATGTATGAGATTACATCAACTTTGGCTATCTCCTCAAGTGGGTTCTTGGTATCACACTCTTTCAAGAGGGAAACCTTGTAGACAATACCCGGATATGTAGTTCTCACAGATGGGAATTGGCTATGCAGTGAGTAATTTCCATATTGATCGTAATAGTCGCCATAGTATGCTCCATCACCTTTCAAGTATGGACGAATATCTGTATCTAGACCGCCATATGAAAGATCTATAGCGTAGTCCCCATCAAGTTCAGAGTAATCTTTTATTACGACCACTTCGTCGACAAACTCTTTTGATTTGGCCGATTTATCAGGAAATGTATAGCCGATAATTTTCATCAATTTCTTTCCAATCCAGAGTTGCGTTAGGAATTTCGGCCAATGCTTCCCTTATATTGCCGAGATGCCCATGAAACAACTTGTAGGCTATCGCCATGTATGATTCTAGGCCAGTTGTTGCCACATGAGTCCTCATATTATAGTTGACTGCGTGGTTCATCGCAGCCAAAGTGTTAGAATCAAGCGATTGTCCAGATGGAACAAAGAAGATCCATCCATTTTTGCATCTCTTGAAGGCTTCGTCGTAGATGGACCCATCATATGAGGAATTCACCATGTACACACAAGAGAATCTCTTCGGCTCGACGAAGCTGATTCCAATCTTGTGTATCTCTGAAGGGTTTTCGGTAGTGTGGCAGATGATGACATTGGGAGGCTTGGGAGTTTTTAGACTCACAATGCTCTTCAGGGTAGACTCTAGATCATCACCCTCATTGTGGATGACGACTATCGTGCTCCGGATGAAGGTTTCGGCATAAATATCACCAGTCCAGTCCCATTCTGGTCTGCGATAAACGCACACCTTGTTGACTTGCTTATAGGTTTTGCCGTCATCGTGGAATCTGGTTATAGTGGCTCCTGAATCTTCGAATCTATCAAGGATTCCCAGCTCACATCCAGTCTGCACATTGCCATGCATTATTTTGAAGGCACAATCTTTACACGTAGTACTGATCATAGTAGCCAATCCTCATTTTGGAGTTTATTGATGCCAACTCTGGCTTTCTCCCAGAAGTTGAAAATTTCAGCCTTGCCACGAAATATTTTTAGAACATGCTCTTTGCCGAATGGCTGATGATTGACCCGATCAAAGTATGAATTCTCAGAGAAGAAGAATCCGCACGGGTTCGGCTTGCATGTCTGAAAGTTTAAATCCCTAAGAATACAATTGGCCTCATATGAATTCAGCAGGCCAGCATAAGGAACATATGTCTTGATGGCCCAATCGAGAAAAGCCTTATTGTTCGAGAACTTTGGGATGGCGTCATCTTGTGGCAGGTTGATTTGCCGAAGTGGCTTATCCCAAGTTGCCTTTGGGGACTGATCCAGAGAGATCATCCACTTTTTGACAACTTCGTCCCAGTTGAAATTGGCCTCATAGGCGGAACGGGCTTTTCTGCCAGCCTCTAGTCTGTCTTCGCCAGATAGACCGAAGAACATCTTCCAGTAAGAAACAATCTCGTCAATGTCTGGAATTGCACGATAGCAACCGGTCTCCAATTCTAGGACCTTTGTCTTTACTGGAATTGGGTATCCGTTTAGTTTTCTTACTATCGACTCCATAGCGGAATAGTCGGTGGACATGATAGGAACAGCACAGGCTGCTGCCTCCATTTGGCTGATGCCCATACCCTCGCTATTTGCACATTGGATATACAAATCAAACAAATTAAAGATTTTGGCCAGCTCTTCTGTAGTTGCACCACTACTAACGCTACATGGTTTAGCCGCATACTTTTTACAACTTCTGCATTGCTTTACCGTATCACTGAATTTGCCTATTGTGAGCGAGCTGCACTCCTCACATGAATAAGTAAATAGGACTCTTGACGAAATCCCATACTTCATCATCAATTGCGGGAGATCCCATCCGTTGTCCGGATACGATGTATGGCAGTATAAGTAAGTATCCTTGTCCCCAGTAAAAGAAAGGTACTTGGAGAAAGCTTCCAATAGGTCAGGGAAAAGCTTCCTTCGCTGATTTCGCATCACTGTGCCAATGATCTTCCAGTCTGGGTCAAGGCCCATAGCAAGCCTGTGAGCGGCCTTGTTGGGTACTGGCTGGAATTCATCAGCCGCAGACATGGTGACGCTGCCAATGAGGTTTACAGAGTCGCCAGCTTGTTCTCTGATTACTCCCTCTGCCCATTCTGACAGAGTGTAAAAATAGTCAGCATCGGCAAATTGATTGATCCATTCTGGGCTCTGTGGGGATGAGTCTACAGTACTGGCCCATGCCCATGAGAAGAATGGCCTGTATGGGGAATGCTTCACCCAAGAATCCATCCAAGGGTCTTTCTGCATGATAACAACGTCTGGCTTAAAATCTAAGCAAATTCGCTCAAATCTCCATGCCCCAAATTGGTTGGACGGGTTAGACCCGTACATCTTTTTCATGTCATCAGAGTCTGACCTACTGGGAGCAATTGGGTAGTTCTTCCATGGGATCGTCTTGCGACGTTCATCATCCGCTGCCCCATAGCAAGAGATTTCGGCCACTTCATACTTGCCAGTGGCGATAAGTCGCTTGATAAGCTCGCGACCATACGAGGCGTATCCAGTATTGAGATATGATGCTTCTGAACCAACCAAGACTCTCTTAACCAATTGACTCTCCTATTTTCTCTAGTCTGACTTGTACTTCTTGCATAGTCAACATTAGTCTTCTGGCCACATCTCTTTTACTGAGGCCATTCACAAGCATCCTGACCATCTCGGTATCCTCTGCCCCCATGTCTGGAAGACTCTCCCAAAGCTGTTCTATTTTCTTACAGCTTGTGTCTTTGGGAAGCGGCACATTGGAGAATACTTTATTATGCTTTTTTATGAACTTGACCATGTCTCTTCTGATGCACTTGGTGAAGAACGTAATTCTCTGCGATCTACTGGCATCAAAGGATTTTTCAAGCCTCACAACCGACTGTAGCCCTATCTGGAAAAGATCTTCAAAATCATATAGGTGAGTCTTTCTATACAGAGTGTGAGCTAGGTCGGCTACGAGGCATTCAAATTGTTTATGGACTTCCATGGAGACTCCGTTGGGCACTAAAGGGCGAAGCAATTTTCGAACTTGACAGTGCCTACGGCTTTACGGATGAGTCGCATAGACTTGATCAGGACTTCTGCTGTCATGATAACGTCCCCGAGGGCGTCATGGGATTCCCCTTTGTCTTTCCATCCCATATGCTTGCGAATCAGGGAGTCAGCAGATAGGCGAGCAACATCTTTATTATTTTCGAAAAATAAAAACATTAATTGGAGGACATCTATTGATATCGATGGGTGAAATGGGCTAGATAGCCCAGTTCTAGCTAAATCTCTTTTTAGAATTGGAGTATCATAGTTGTTGATGTTATAGCCCGCTGGAATAGGGCTTTTCCACTTTGTCTTACCATAATTATGTGTATTTACATATGAGACAAAATTGGCCATTCCAGTCTCTAACGAGACACCCTTCTCGGCGAGCAGAGCATGTCCCTTTTTGTGGATGTTAATAGCCCCATCTGTCAGTTCTTGTAATCCAGCCTTGGCACACTCTTCGCCATATAGAGGCTTAATCAGAACATCGAATTCACTACCTTCAATAATCTCTAATCTTCTAGAATCAATACATATAGCACCAATTTGTACTATCTGTGCTGTGTCGGTATTTATTCCCGATGTTTCTAAATCGTAACAAATAAAGTTTTCGTAATTAATTGTAATGCTCCTTAATCTTTAGGATTTAAATCTACATCCTGTCTTCCGCCCCCACTATAGACCTTCATGCGACTCAGGTCAGCATATTTCTCAGTGACCGCATCCAGCCCAATCCGCTCTATCTCACTACGGATAAATATGCAGGCTGGAGTATCTGGGGAGATCTCTGGAATGATCTTAGAAAACGCACACAGATGTTTACACTTGAAGTGATTGCATGTCTTGCTGATCACGCGGGGAGTTTTATCATCTCGGATAGTCTCGAACTCTTTCTTAATCATGCCTTCGGCTTTAAGGAAGTCCTTGTCATCAAAGGCAAAAGTGAAAACTCCACCGGGAACCATAACCTTATCGATAGTATGATCGTTGATATAGTAGATGGATATATAGAACTTTCGCTCTGGGTATTTCAATCGTAGAGCATAGTAATAAAGCAATAATTGCTTATCTTCAGCCAAGCAGTCATAGGTTTTTACTTTATCTGTAGCCCAATTATATCTACGTCCAGTTTTATAGTCACAAATATGAAAGAAAACATCATCCTCTTTTAGTATTAGGTCTACTGTACCCTTGAGTCCTAATCTACCCTCAATTACTTCATCACCAATCTTATATGAATACTTGGCCCAATCGTGGGGAACTTCTACTTCAAAGAACTCTTCGACAGCATGAACATTCTGATTTAATGGGTTCATTTCTCCATCATGCTTGGTTACTGCTAAATGCGTCCATTCCAGCGTTAGCTTTTTGGAATTGGCTGGCATGATACCCGGAAAAAGCTTTTCATAGTGGGCATGAGACACCTCATTGAAGTACTCTATTGAGCATTTAGCAAATGTTATCTTGCCAAATTCTTCATCAATGAAACTTCGCTTTTTATTCTGTTGGGCTATTCTTTGCTTACCAAGTAATTCAAGATTCTTATGGCATACATTTCCCATCATAGCTTTGCCATTATCTTTATCCTTCATACCTAAAAGATAAGTGAATAAATACTTCTGAGGGCACATCGCATAAGTACCAATCGATGAGCTTCTCAAGTAGGTAAGTATCATAGCGTTCCTTTATATAAAGAGGCGTAGCCTCATTCTGCCTTCGTAACCAGTTCGCTAATCCCTTTTTGGATCAGGAAGTCCAGCAACTCTTGATTAGCAGCAGGCAAGGTTAGATTCTCATTATCTATGACCTTATGGAAAGCTGTGAAATCCTTGAACCCGTCTTCTGACGGGTGTGTATCTCGGACTGGTCGGCGAGTGAGTCTTACGATCGTGCCATCGGCTTCCAGAACAGCCTGTGCCTCATTATCAAAGCGACAGTCAGCAATGACAGCAACAAGGGGAGAGTCCTCCTTGATCTTATTCATGAGGAGGTTTACCCAGACTGGCTCGTACATACGGCGGAAGATATCAGTGCCGACGAACTGGAGGACTTCACGAGCGGTCATGAAGCCGGGTTTATGTGACTGAATACCTAGCTTCTCTAGGTCCTCAGTCGACAAGGACAAATCTTCGATTTTGGTGGAACTTACGACACCCGGCATGTTTTCCCACTTCAGCTTGGTCAAGCTATTCTTGTATGCTCCGTAGGCTTGCTCATGGGAAATGTCAAACATGGTGATACATAGCTCTTTTAGGGCATCTGCAAAATTATACATCTTCACAAATGGCCAGATCATTTGGTCGGCATACTGTACGTACAGATCGTCCTTACGGGATAAATCAAGGACTCCCATATCCTCTTTTACTTCCCCATCCTTCATGTAATGAGTGTTGACCTTAAGCTCACCAGCCTTGGTCATCTCATATTCTCTGATGACCTCATTGAGCTTCAAGATGTGTCCATGGAGAAAATTGGCAGCAGTTGTCTTGCCACTCTCTTTGCTTCCGGCCAAACAAATAATTTGTGTCATAGTTTTAATCCTTGAACTTCTTCTACTGACATTTCCCCAACATCGTCGACAAGAGGCACAACGTGCCTCACATTAAACAGGCGACTTAGCCTATTACAATCTTTGCGACACTTGTCTCCAGCCTCATCTCGATCGAATACCGTAACCACATCCATCACTCCTGTCTTCTGGAGTAATAACTCTTGTGTATCAGACAACTTGCTGCCAAAGATTCCGACAACGTTTCTGATACCGGCCTGATGGAATCTGATCACGTCACCTTGGCCCTCTACTAGTATAAGCTTTCCGCTTTGACATATAGCCTGAAAAGCGAGCCAATATCCATATAGGTGCTCAGATTTCTTGAATCCCTTTTGATTCTTCCATTTGTGGGGGGCGTTGATAAGGGTCCTACCCACACACCCAACCAAAAATTTCCCATTTACATCATAAACAGGAAATACGACCCTCTCATACATTTCCTTTGATGGGTCATTACATACTCCTACGTCGAACTCGTCAAGGATTTGTTGAGAGAATCCTCTTTGTATATAAAAATCGGCAGGTCTAATAAGCTTCTGTCGTACCTCTTCTCTACTAGGTCCCATCTTCTTTACTGAGTCTCTCAACAGCAAATCATTGAAAGCATCAGAGATGTAGTCAATTCGCTCGATTCCGCAGAAAGTCGCAGCTAGATTGATCACTTCAGTAAAAGAAATGTCAGCCTTGGTAGAGGCCAAACCTCTCAATAACCCGAGGATATCTCCGCCAAATTGTTTGTGGCATCCGGCAGTATTACAGAACCACCTGCCACAATATTCAGAGGAAGTGTCATTGTTCACGTTGAAAGCTGTTGTGTTGTCCCCATTGTGGATGGGGCAATTACATACCAACAAATTGCCAGACCTATAAGGTTTGACCCCAAAGAAGTCGAGGATTTGGGGAATCTTAGCCTTCATCCCCGCTTTCAGGTTCTGGAGGTCTCTCTGGGAATTCTTTGCTTCTAGAAAGTCGTCTAACAGTGCCAATTTCTCTCATCCTTGCTAGTTCACCCTTCATTTCGAGACAGATATACCCATCGTCAGTCATTCCGGGGCCATGTCTTGAAAGTACTGGCACTAGTTTACGGTTGCCATTTCTGGGACCATCATCGGCAATTTCATCAATGGATTTTTCTTTTAGAATAGTAAACGATGTACACAACCAGCCAATTCTATCAGACTGTGAGATAACATCTGCCGACTCTTTTTCGATTCCATCCCTATTTAACTGAACAAACGACAAACACGGCACGTCATGCTCTACGCAGAAGTTGTGTAGCTTAGTTGCCTGAAAACCCATAGCTTGAAATTCTGCTACGTTCTGGGACAGGCCAGAAGAATCCATAAGCTTGAAATAGTCATAGATTATCAAGCAGTCTTTGGTTCTGCCAGTTGGCTCGAACCCCACTTCCTTGAGGACCCACCTGCGAGCAATTGAAAGGATTTCGTCAAACCCTTTGCCAGAGACATTGATATAGAAATATGGAATAGATGCCAATTTATCTCTTGCTTCAACTATTGCGGCCCTCTTCATGGGATCTTTTTTGAAGTCCCCAGTCTTGATCTCATTTATTGGAATACCACTAATGTTTGCCCATATTCTATTCCAATGGTCTTGCTCTGACATTTCAGTGTCTAGAACCAGTACAGGTAAGTTGAGCTTCCCGGAGACGTGTAATGCTACGTTGTCACAGAAGACCGATTTTCCACAATTATGAGTAACTATGTGATGATCCGTTAGGAACAAACCATCATCATTTGAAACCCTAATACATCTAGCATTATCTACAGCTACCTTCTCCACCCTTACAATTGATCTTTTTAGGTCTCCAATCTTCCTATTATTCGACAGATTGGCTTTTCTGCTAAGCTTAAACGGAACAATGTTATTAGGTAGTCGAACCTCACATCTAAAAGAGTCAAAAGATCTGCCAAGACAAGTAGTAACCTGAGCTTTGGGGGTCGCTATTCCTCCAAGTGATGTAACAATTTCACAGAGATCTTCAATCAATTGCTTAGAAGCAGAAGTAAAAGTATTTCTTGAGGTCTTTGACCTAGGATCTACAGTACAAGATCCATCAGTATCTAAGAGACCTCTTAGGATTTCTAGTCTAACTTCTTCTGAGTTGTACTTGTAGATGTCAGGAATGAATTTCGTGTAACAATTATGCTTGAAAATTCCTATCTCTCGAAGTTTATCCTGAAAACCATTAATTCTATAAGATACACATTTCTTGCTAGGATCATTCTGATCTATCTTTACTTCGTAACCAAGATCACTAAAGTAACCATTTACATAATCAATAATCTCCTGATCCATGCTGGTGTATGTGCATGTCTTTATCAATGATCCGTCGCCCAATAGTACTCCAACGACATATGGATCTACTGGAACGCTTTGATGAGCGTATTTAATCGGGCTTGGTAGTCTCACATCCCACTTGTACTCTATCCCCTTGCTTGGGTCTCCAATGTAAAGATTTGCTGCTATATCCTTTGTGGATAATACACTACCACTTTTCTCGCTTATGCTTGTATACGGATATCTCTTGTAGACTTCCCATAGATGATCTTCGCAGCAGTCTACAAAGCTTCCATCCCGAAAATGAACTCGGTAGATATCCTTGTCTTTAAAGTCGAAGACCTCTTCAACGATAGAATCTTCCATAAATGGGTGCGAGATCTTATCTCCAACCGACAGATTCTCTATCTTAACTGGCCCATTCTTTGTATAGACGAAAGACCCATATCGAAGGCTCTTAGTTCTAGCCCCGACCAAGTCAACGCACTTCCTTAGGAACCCGCCACCTATAGCCACATCATAGGATGGAAAACCGCTTGGTACTCCAACCTGTTTTGGCTCGTCTGACACCAGATACTCGAAGTAGTCCATACCTCCTTCACCGAGAAGTTTCGGCTTATTATCATCCTTCTTCATGTAGGAGATGGAGGCGTTCTGAATTGGGGCCTCAGCCATGGCAACGATATCAGATAGAGACTCTTCTCCAGATACCTCATTGAGGCCCTTATAGGCCTCCTTTATGGTATCCTGAAGATGCCGGGCAAACTGTAGTCTGCGAATCTTCTTAGCATGTCCGGAAATTCCGGACAACTGGATAGGGGTAGACAGAACCCCATGGAAATGCTTCAGTACATCAGGCTTGTTGACATAGTCCCCAAGTGATAGATCTGTCGCCGCCGAAAGTAGCGATACAAAGTCTATTTTGTCAACTTTATTGATGGTGTGTTTTATACATTTGTACATCACCTTATTAAAGTCTACAGTGAAAGTCCCATCTTCTAGGAAAGCCTCAACATCTAGATAGCAATCAATCCCATATGAGCAAATACCAGCAAGAACAGCTCGTTCACTAGCGACATTACTCAACTCCATCTTTTTTGCCCTTAATCAAACATCTGTCACACTTGTAAACTTCTGCGTCTCTTTTGAAGAGAGGATGCATATCTTCCGTCTTTTTGCAGACAATACAGGCCATGCTGACGGTCTGGAACGGCTTTCGCGTTCTCGGCGAGGGGGTCACATTATCATTGATCAGATCGGCCCCAGCTTCCTCTACTCTTTCCCCAGTGTCAACAAACTCGATCTTGGTATTTGCCGCCTTTTTCTTTTTACTGGCTCGCTTCGTTTTTGGCGGCTCTGGAGCCTTCTGAGCCTTGGTCGGAGTTTGCGATGCCACAGTCCGCCTCATAGAGAAGTCTGACTCAGCGAGTCTCCCAGAGGCCTTGACGGGCATAGTCCCCTCAACCACTGGGGACTCAAAAGTCCCTGCCAACATTCGGTAGAATTCTACCACCTTCGACCAGTCCTTTTCATCTATAGCTGTCTTTAGATTATTTATCATACGATTTCTTTTTCCCAAAATCTTGAAGGATATCTGCCATCTTTTTTACTGATTCGAGCTTGTTGTCTGATTGAGCAATCGCCCCAGACAAATATATTCGCATTTTCTCGACTTTTACTGCAAATGTATCTTCCTGAATGATCGCATGTCTCTTTACTTCATACTTCATGTATTCAGAGTGAGCATTCCAGTGTCTGGCCACAATATTATGGAGTATCTCTTCACACCATAGCTTTTTAGCTATACACTTATCTAGCTCTTTCCTGAGGAAGATACAATAGGAGTGAAGCTTGAATGAGTATGAGTAGGCATCATCGGAGCTAATAGTGGCCAGATCCTCATATGGCATATCTATGATTATCTGAACGACAGGGTCAAATTTACAATCCGGAGTCATAAACTCTAGACAGTATCTATCCACAAATGATGTTAGTTCTTTTAATCCTGTGATATCGCTGAAGCGATCAAGCTCTTCCATTTTTCCTCCTCGTCGTATGGCAGTTCAACAAGAGTAATCTCATTAAGTTCACACCATTCCCTTTTGTCTTTATCTCTTTTGCGGGACATCAGGAAGTCGCCCTTTGTCTTGTGAAAGAATGGGACGAATTCATAGTGCTGCCGACCATGTACTTCTATGGCTATCGAGATAGATGGAAGGAATATGTCTAGGTAGAGCCCACAACCCGGCAGTGTGACTTCTTCGAAGACAACAACTCCGGGAAGAATCTCCAGTAAAAGAGAAAGGGCTTTTTGGTGAGGGGCTGACTTGGCCCTAGTCTTCCGTTTGGTGGATTGCAGGATGAGCTTATGCTGCCTCCCATCCAACCCTATCACGATGCGAGCAATGATGCAAGCTCCTTCTTTAGGAACTCACTAGCCAAGGGGGTAGAAGAGATGAAGTCATAGACCTTCTGCTGCCCTTGGAACTTCTGCTCAGCTACTGAAGCCAAGTCTGAATGCTCGGCTAGGTATGGAAGGGTGAACCAAGCTCCCGCCTTTTCAATAAGGCCAAATGATTCGCCCAACTCAATGAACTCTTTAGTACAGTCAATTCCGTGGCCAAATCTTAGGTATGAAGTCACAGTATTTCCACTGGCACCCATTGCCGAACAACTAATATCACAAGTAGTCTTTTGGCCTATCTTTTTACCGTTTTCTTCCCATGGCTCTACATGAGTAAAATCAAGTCTATTGTCGGCCTGATATTGGACCATAACTCCACAGTCGGCCACTTTATGCTTACCATAACCACTCGTATTGGTGATATAGTGAGTGATAAGGACCATCAGAATGTCATTCCTGACGACAACTTGGGCATTCTGCTTGACCCAATGAGATAGCATCTTAGGTAACTGTGCTCTTAGTTTTGAAGACACTTCTGCGTCCATCTCATCTCTTGGGAGTAGAGATGAAGTAGAATCAATTACACATACTGACCCCCTATTTTTAGGAAGGCGAATCATAGCATTAACCGTATTGAGCATGTCTTCGGCAGAAAGATCTTCTTCTTTACCGCTAATAACCTCAATTTCTTTCTTGTCTAGATTGTGAATCCCGGCTAAGTTATACTGCTTGATACGACTTTCTGCGTCTGCATAAATTCCTCTACGGCCCTGTGCTTGAGCATTCGCGATAAGCTGGAGACATAGGCTGGACTTGCCGCATTTTGGGACACCAGAGATTACTGTCCAACTTCCTTCAAGAATGCCCCCATTAAGACCTAGGTCATATGCTGGGCTGATGCTAACACATCTCTTATTAGATTTTTCATCAAAGATGTCAGTACCACTACGGATAATATCTCCATATTTCTTCTTGATAGCAGCCATACCAACATCGCCAGAATCGACTTCTTCACTCTTTGCTTTTTTCGCCATTATAATTCACTCAACCTATTTACTTTGCCAAACGGTTTCTGAGGAGCTTGTACTGCTTTTTCCTCAGTTTTTGTCACTATCTTATTGATATCCCCCATCTCTTTCTGATACTGCTCAGCGAGAGAGACCAAGGCTGGATTAGTGATTGAACAAGCCTTGGTCTTATTGAAGGCCTTTATAATACAAGAAGAGCACATTCGCTCCAATAGCCTATTTATTCCAATGATCTCCTTAAGGTAGGTCCCTTTGTATTTAGGGTTATTCCAGAAAGATTGGGGCAGAGCCTCTTTATTGAACTCTGCCCGTCTCTTGAAGATCATCTCAGCTATGAAGTTATCGACTGTGACACACCCCTCTTTGTACATCGACTGAAAGGGCCTAAGATCACTCTGGTCGTATCTTTTGGACATGTTGTGCCAATCTAGGAGACATTCTGTTGCGGGTAGCGTCAGACTGCTCAGAAGCGGCCTGCGTCATCACGACCACACCCTTTTTCTTGTTCTTCATCATCAGGTCATCAACTTTGATCTGTTGAATGCCTCGATCTGGCGGCTTGTTGGCTTCAGCTTCTTTTGCTGCGGCTTCTTTCTTAGCATCTCTCTTGTCCAGAGACAGAAGAAATGCCCTAACCAGCTTGATTGTACATCCTACATCTATTGAGAGAGCCTTAGGGTCTCTAGACCTATGATGGGCAATATAGAACTTTTGAATCTTATTCAGCCCTTCGGTACTCGCGTGCTGCTTTTTCATAATCGCCATAATCTCCAGATTTCAATGCTAGTAGAAACTTGTCAAAACATGCCTTGGTGATTTTTCTGTATTGCCCATCTTTTGGGAACTTTATAGAAGTTGGGTCGTAGATACTACCAAGATGCATGAGTGCATGATAGATGGCCTTGTCTCCACGGGTAGTCATCGTGATGATAGCCTTGCCGGGGTCACACTCTTTTCCTGCCTGACCATAAAAGGTGACGCGGACTTCCTCCTTGGTGATATCCGACATATCATTTACAAACGCTACTTCTCTTTTGTCTTCTGACATTACTTTCCCTCAATAAATTTTTTCTTTTGTTTATCGGACATTCTGTTGATCTCGTTGATTTCTCTGGCTTTCGCCTTGCGGCGAAGCACCTTGTCTGATTCCTCTGTCTGCATCTTAGATCCAGCCATCTTGGTGTTCTTCTCGGCCAACTGACCAAGTGTTCTGACCTCTTTCATCTGCCCCATAACCGGAAAGATCAACCTCTCCAAAGATGGTTTCTTGCAGGCTGGACACTTCTTTTTTACTGGGTCTTTGATTCCTTGGACAACTTCAAAGCGATGCCCACATTCTTCGAATGAGCAACCATATTCATAGATAGGCATTATGTCACCAGATAATAAAGTAAAGTTGCCTGAACGAGAGTTATTGTGTATATGATGGCTCTAGATGATTTTGTATCTTTTATCGCTAACCATTCCAAGATCTCAATAGCTACGAGTAGACCAAAGATCTTGAATACAACTAGTTTTGATACATCGTTCGATCTATGTAACACTTGTTTTGACACAGACCCATCTATGTTGGAGGTAAAATAAGCGACCTCGTGGCCGCTTATCAGCATCCGAGCTATGGTGTTCCTCTCAAAAACGTGCAATGAGTCTGAGTACTTGATGGTACAATAAATATCATAGATGCAAACAAGAGATATAAAGAATATGAGTCTTTTTAAAGTTGATATTGTACTTTCTCCACCAACTCAAACCCAACAATCTTGCAATCCTCTGCTTTGACTTGTAGATTTTTGTCTAGAATCTTTTTGTTGGCCCAAGATAGATATTGTTTCAGAGCTATCTTCGCATTCTTAAGAGATACATAGATATTGTCTCTATTGCCCCTAGTAGTTATCTGCTCGGTGCCTCTGAACAAGCGGAATACCATGTCTTTGCTCCTAGTATGAGCCCAAACCCCTATAATCTAGCTGCTCTAGAATCTGGCCGATTAGGGGATGTCGTAAGATATCAGACGAATCTAGAGATACCATACCGCACAGATCTGGCCTATTTATTAGCTTTCTCTTTAGGTATGACAGTCCATCTTCTTCTCCTCTTAGGTCTTTTTGATCTGTGTCACCCTCAAAAACCATCTTACAGTTTTCGCCGATTCTGGTGATCGCCATAACAGCCTGCGGAACAGTCATGTTCTGAGCTTCGGTGATCAGAACGTAGCAGTTCTTGTAGGTGAACCCTCTCATCAGTTCTATCGCTTGTAAGCAGATAGTCTCTTGCTCAATGAGTTTTTCAAGCTCTGTCTTCGATCCCACAAGCTCTTCAAGATTGGCCAAGATAGGAGCAAACCAAGGTCTCAGTTTATCAATCAAACTTCCCTTGATCCATGGAAAGTCCTTTGTAGAGGTAGAGATCATTGGCCTAGTAACATAAACCCTACTAAAGGATTTATTAGGATCAATCAGGCTAGAGATAGCAGTAGAAAGAGCCACCAATGATTTTCCACTGCCTGACGGACCTGAACAAATAGTTACGTCATTTTCCTTAATGGAAGATACATAATCTCTTTGGTTGATAGTCTTAGGCTTGATAAGATTATACCTAGGAGAGTATCCTCCGCTTGGTGGAGTACGCTCTGTTTTTGCTCTTTGTCTAGTCATGGTTCTCTTCTAGTACTTCTTTGTACTGCTTGGCCATAGCTTCGCCATCTGGCGTCATTCTGTAAGTGATACCCTCTTCACCATACTCTGGTTCAAGGAAGCCGTCCTTAACCAGATTCTCCTTGATGTGATCAGCAATGAGGATTGTAATCTCCTCATAAACACGGTCAAATGGCGTGTCTACTCCCAACTTCTCCATGCAGTATAGAGTGATTAGTTCGCCACTTAGTCCATCCATGTGATAGTCTACACTGGCTTGGTTATCAAGCAATATAGACAGTAGTTGTTCGTCATTGATATGGTCAGTCAACATTTACCACTCCAAAGTAGCGTTAGATAGGTCGTTCTTATATGCCCCAATCTTATAGGAGATAATCTCCTGTTCTTGTGGGGCAGTCTGTTTTCCTTTACTGTCGGCTTCCAGCCAACTGATTGGGTTCTTCGTTCCAAAGTGCTTCTCAAGACCGGCACCAATGAGCCTCTTGTCCACTAGGGATTCAATGTACTGGTGCATAATCTTTTCGTTGAGCCCGATCATGCCGCCGTCTTTGAACAGGTAGGAAGCCCACGCCTTTTCTTCTTCTGCTGCTTCAAGGAACATGGAAGTGGCTTCGGCCTTGCAGGCCTTCGCCACTTCTTGGAAGCCTTCTTGCTCATGGTCCCGCATAAGTCGTAAGATGGTCTGAGTAATAGACATATGACAGGCTTCGTCGTTACGAATCAACTTGATAATTTGTGCGTTACCACACATCTTATTGTTCTGCTCGAAAGCTAACGCACAAGCGAAGCTTACGTAGAACCTAACGGCTTCGAGAATATTAGTACTCATTAAACCAAGGTAGATTCTTTCCTTAATAGGTCGATCGCTAGCATCAAAATTAAGTGCATCGAAAGCACTAGACACTGAGTTGGCCCTCTTTACGATCTCCTCGTCCTTTAGGACATCATCCAGAACATCCGAAGGATTCGGATATACATTGTTAATGAGATAGCTGTATGAGTAGCTGTGCAGCGTTTCAAAAGCCGCCCAGATGTTCATGCAGGCTTCCAATTCGGGCAGACTCACATACTGAGTTAGGTTCGGAATAGCCCGAGCGATCACTGAATCCATCATCGTTTGGAACTTCAGATTCGAAGTGAAGATGAATTTCTCATGCTCACTAAGTAACTTATAGTCTCCAATGTCCTTCGACAGGGAGATTTCTTCGGGTCGCCAGAAAAATCCCAACTGCTTCTTGAAGAGCGTTAAGAATATCTCATACTTGCATTTGTCATAGCGTTGTAGGGAGAGTCCCTCTCCTAGGAACATGGGCTGTTTTGTGGTATCGACCACCATCGTATTAAGAACACTACGCATTTTTCTTCTTCTTGTATCGTACAGTAATTTCGCTATACTGTGGAAAAAAAGCAATTATATGGAATGAAACGAATCGATGTAATTTCTCATCTAGGTTAGAGAAATCTCTGTTGAATAGAAATTGCATTTTCCTTATATTAAGACAATCATATTGATCGCGTTTCACATATTCAGCATCGGCCAAGAAGGGCTGCAATCCATTGTCTACGTGGTAGTAATACCCATCATGATTTCCTATGCCCTCTATTTCTATTAGCATCATATCGAACACGCTCCACCAGTACAGGAAGCATCAGCCTCCTCGTTGTCATTTGGGGTATTGTTATAGTACATGGTCCGGAGACCGTATTTGTAAGCATTAATGATATCCTGAACTACCACGGAGATTGGAATTTCCCCATTCTCATAGTGTTGATAGTTAAGATAAGTATTAAAGCTCATAGACATATCAACCCACTTTTGGAACGCACCAGCCATCTTGATGCAATTCAAATTGCTGGTCATATCCCAAGCAATCGTATATTGTTTCTTGTTCTTGGGATAGTTCGGCGTTAGCACCTTCTTCACACCGTTCTTAGCAATCTTCTCAGTGAGTAAGGCTCTGATCGGCTCAAACCCATTAGTTGACGAGTGTAAAACGCTCGAACTTTCAGCGGGCATAATTGTTGAGAGAGTGCAGTTGAACAAGCCAGTCCTAGCAATCTCCGCTCTTAGCCACTCCCAGTCTTGCTTGAGAGGGAACTGAAGATCATCCGGTAAAGATGAATGATTGTCAACCGGGAGCCAGCCACGTGAGTACTTGGAAGCATAGAAGTCTAGAGCATGACCATTTTCATCTGCCAGCTTCGAGGAAGCGAGAAGTAGGTTATACTGAATGTACTCCATCAAATCATTAGAGGCTTCAATTGATTCAGGAGTCTCATGGTTCATACCATTCTCTGCCAACCAAGCGGCAAAGTTAGTGATGCCGATTCCTAGGGATCTCTTTCTTTTACAAAAGAGTTCTGCTGCTGGGAATGGGTAGAGTTGGTAATCGATGAGGCTATTGAGCAACCTCACGATAGTTTCGCAGACTTTGGGAATTTCTGCGTGCTTAGTCTCAACTAGATTGATTGAGGAGAGAATACAAATGCCGATTCTACCATTCTGGTCGTTTACGGAATATAGGGGAGATACTGGTTGTAGGATCTCTACGCAGAGATTAGTCATCTGGATAAGCTCATCCCACGACGACTGATTGCAACTATCCATGAACATGATGTAGATTCGGCCAGTTTCAAGTCGCTCCTTAGCGATCAAGAACAGTAGGTCTCGTGCTTTGATAGTCTTTGTTAGTCTTAAAGACTTACTTTCGGCCTCTTCGTATTTCTGCGTAAACTCTTTACTCCCCCAGTATTGATACAGGTCAGATTCATGTGGGCAAACCAGAGTGACATCTTCATCATTCTTAACCCGATCGAAGAAGGTCTTGTCAAGTTGAATGCAATAGTCTAACTTTTTGACTCGGTTATCATCGGTTCCCCGATTGTTCTTTAGAACAACCACATCCTCAATCTCGTAATGCCACCAAGGAAATGAGATTGTCGCCCCACCGCCCCTAGTCCCATTTTGGGATGTACACTTTACGGAGTTTTCCATCAGTCGCATGAATGGTACGACGCCAGTAGAGATAACTTCACTATCTCGGATTGGGCAATTTTTTGCCCTAACTCTGCCCATGTTCATACCAATACCACTTCTGCGGGCTGTATATTTACCAGCCACACCAGACGAGGTAAAGATAGAATCTAGATCGTCTCCACAATCGATCAGAACGCAAGAACTGTAGTACTTTGTGCGGGACCGCACGCCAGACAGAACGGGTGTAGGCAGATTAATCTTGAACTTCGAGATGTAATTATATGCCTGTTTGATCAAGTCCATACGATCTTCTCTATTGGCGTAGAGAACCATAGGGATTAGCATAAAGGCGAACTGTGGAGTCTCGAAGATCTTCTTGGTAGACCGATCGCAGATCAAATACTTCTCAATCATCTGCTGAATACCAGCATGGGTAAAACGAAAATCCCTATCATGATTGATCATTTTGTCAATCTTATGGATTTCGGACTCCGAGTAGGACTCTAGGAGTACATCATCGTAGACCTTCTTATTCTTCTTGAGATGGTCTAGTAGGCGGGGCGGCAAATTCCCTCCCCATACTTCTTTACGGAGGGCATACAACCTAAGGCGGGCTGCAACGAACTGGTAGTTCGGAGTATCTTCGCTGATCAGATTGTAGGCGGACTGAATCAAAACCTCCTGAATATCCTTCGTCTTGATCTTATTCGAGATACTAAGCTTGGCATTCATCGCGACATCGCTAGGGCTAACGTCGGAAACACCCTCACATGCCCACTCTAGTACCTTATTAACCTTCTCCGCATCAAACTCCTCCATCTTCCCGTTACGCTTCTTGACCAACAAATCTGTCATATTCTTCCCTAGTAAAAATGAGGTGCATAGATTAATACGCCCTAGCTGGGCGGCGGGATCTTCTTAAATTTGTAAACCATGGGGAATCCGAAATGTCCCAGCAAAATACAGAAAACACCATAGGCAACTGGACTAATGTTCACTAGGTCTACTATGAACTGACTGATAGAAGCGTCCGTCTTACCAGCAGAACAAACCCAAGCATCATAGATTCCAAGAATCACAAAAGTAGCCAGAACTACGATCCTAGTTGTGTTCATCTACTGCCTCCACTATTTTTGCAATATCGCAGTTGTACCAGCCTGCGGAAAGCAAGCTGTTCACCTCAACAACCTTATACGATCCTTCGGATCTGCAAATGTCGAGTGTCCACAGGGGAGCAGGATCATAGTCCTCCGGAATGACGGACTTGGCAAACTCTTTGGCCTCTTCCATTCGCGGGCCGCTTTCGAGTATATCACCGTAAGGTGACTGAGTCAAGACGGAACCTTTGCTTATCACGAATCTCCACTCAAGCTCCACAGGCTTCACTGGAGCAAGCATCAGGAGTTCGTCTCTGTAGAGATCAGTTGGGACTTCCGAGTCCACTACAACCCCTGTGAACGTCTTGTAGCCGCTGTTCTGTTTGATGAACATGGCCGGATGACCTAGTGAAGCCCTCAGTAAAGAAAAGGTGCCAGCTTCTACGAACAAGTGGGGATTGTTTAGGGCATAACCGCCAAAGAATGGAAGGTAGTAATTACAATCATAGACTTTATCGTAGAGCCAGCATATGGCTTTTGGTCCTTTGGACTTTTGAAGTCGTCTGCCCAGAGTGTGAGTACCGTAGAAGATGTAGTCCGTAACGGGAGACTTGGAGAACGTCGGCCCATTTATTCCATATGACACCCAACTCAGCCTATCCCCAAGGATTTCGACTAATTGTTGCTCATTCTCTTCGAAAACATCTTTTTCAACTACCCAGTCCATCTTCAATAGTAGCGTCATTTGTCCCACTGGTCCTTGTCAATCAAACGGTCGGGAGGAATCAGCTTTTTAACTTTGAAGGTCTTGTCGTACTCTATCTCTATGTATGAGGCTAGAACTGATTCGACCCTATCTATTTCTTCTTTTACCGCCGTCCTGAATCTATCAGAAGGAACGGCAGATAGGCCTACC